AACCTAAACAATTCAGGATTATTTGAAGCTATGGCATACGTCCCACCACCTCCACCTCCTCCTCCACCAATGAGATCAATCACCCCCTCATTGAGTGCAATATATTTCCCCAACAGCATAGCACCACAACATAATTACAGCGGGTGGGATTGTAATTATTGTGGAAGATACAATGTTTCAATCGAAAAAAATTGCGAAGGATGTGGTTCAGCATATCATAGACCAAAAAAGATTGTTAGTATTAAACCAACCTTTCCACCCAATCAATTAGTAAATTTATAATATGGAAAACTTTGAACAATATTTGATGGATAAATATCCAACTCTTCATCCCAAAAATGAAGAAGGTAAGATATTACCACCTGTGTGTGGTACATGGTGTCCCGCAGGGTGGGAAGATATCGTAGATAAATTATGTGGGTGTATTGTTGATTACACAACACTATGCTATACAACTACTCCAATATCCTCTCCAGGTTCTGGATATGAAAAGGTATTTGCCCCTCCAGTCACTATAGATCAAATTAAAAGTAAGTTTGCTGAGCTTAGATTTTACTACTCGGGTGGTGATAAACAAGTTGATGGGATGGTTAGATTTGCAGAGTACATGTGTAATAATACATGTGAAGTATCTGGTAAACCTGGAAGGAAGTATCAGAAAGGTCATTGGTGGGTAACGTTAAGTGATGAAGAGATAGAAAAAATAAACAAGTAATGAATCTATATCTACTTGATCTCGATACTTTACCATGTGATTTCTTTAATGATATCATGCAAACCCCACCATCTTCATCACGGTGGTATAATGAGAAAAAAATTCACTTTGAAGCCATGCTCAAAAGCTATAACGTATCAAAGCTTGATAAAATACCCACCAAAACACAGAAGTGTTTATATTGTGGTAATGAAAACGAATCTACCAGCAAACAATGTGTTTGCTGTGGTGCTCCGAACAAATAAAAATTATGATGATATTCAGAAAATTAAGTTCTCGGATGGTATAACACGGGAGTGGCCACATGATGTTGTTGATCTTTACGATGCAGTATTCAAAAATGTTGATTAGGGAAAGTTACTATAATTTGTGAAATAACAAATCAAAGTTATGATCAAACATAAAAGTAAAATTCTAAAACTTAACGCAAACTACATGCCTATTGAAGTGGGGGAGTGGAAAGATGTGATGACCAACATCGTGTCTGGTGCTGCTTACCCAGTTGATGTGCAATATGCTCTTGACGAAAGTGAGGCGTACACAACGAGGATTGAATCATTCTATCCAATTAAAACATGGAAAGAGTGGGAAGAACTTCCTATCCGGGAATGTGATGAATATGTTGTTGGGGCCCGAAAAGCATACAGACTTCCAGTTGTTGTTATCTGTTCAAGATATGACCAAGTAAGGTGGGGACACTCTGTGTTTCCAACTAGCAGAAACATATACAAGAGAGATAATTACACCTGCCAATACACCGGTAAAAAGCTTCAAAAACATGAACTTTCTATGGATCACATCATCCCAGTTTCAAAGGGAGGACAAAACACTTGGACTAACTTAGTGTGTTGTGATAGAGAGCTTAACAGCTGGAAAGGTTCTCGTACTCTTAAAGAATGTGGCTTAACTCTCCTTCAAAAACCTGTTCAACCAGTTAATGGTGTAAACAGAGTATTTGAGTTCATGAAAGATGAATGGAATATTTTTCTTGGTGGAGATTACGACAGTACGTATTAAAATAACGATATGAGAATTTGCGTATCGGGTCCCCAATGTACAGGTAAAACAACATTTATCCAGGATTTTTTGCAAGAATGGCCGAAGTATAAAACAACAAAAAAGACCTATAGGGAAGTGATCACAGATGAAAATCTTGATCACTCCTCTGTAACTACTGAAGAGACACAAAGAAAGATTCTTGATTGGATGGTTTTGGAAGGTCGTAATCATAAACCCAAAAGCAAGATTATTTTTGACAGAGGCCCTCTCGATAACTTAGTTTACACAATGTGGGCTGCTGGGAATAATCTCGTATCGGAGGAATTCTTCTTAAAGACTGTTGAACGTGTCAAAAACTCAATGAAGTACGTTGATCTGATCATTATCATCCCTCTTGATAAAACAATTCAAATGAAGGATGATGCAATGCGCGATACAAATCTACAATATCAGCGTGATATTAACGATATCTTTATGTTCTTGTATGACCAATATAAGAATAATTTTGAATCAAATATTTTCTTCCCCTACAATGACTCCCCTGGGGTTATAACTCTCTCAGGTTCTCGTGATCAGCGTATAAAATTTCTCAAAGAGAATTACTTTGATGAAACCGGTGACATCTATGGTGATGAACACTCGATCATTAATCCAAACCACCACGAAATGATGGAGGAGTTAATTGCTGATCAGCAAGACACTCTTAAGATTGAAAAAGGTATCCAAAAAGCGGATAAAGAGTTTGAAGATAAGATCAAAAAGCTGAGAAGCGGACTTTAAACGCTTGGTCGGAACTACCAGGCCCCTCAGTAGATACACTTACATAGTAAGAAGTTTCGGACCCAGGACCAACTGTTGATAATGTTGGTACACCAACATCAAACTTCCGGGTATCTGAAAATCCAAGAGCTATGTGTATATCAACGTAGGTGATCTTCAACCCCGGGGTAAAATAGATATTCCACACCCGGAGATATGGACTCACTGCAGTGTTGGTCCCATTGATTGGTATTGTTGTGCGATACCGGTCATATACAAACTTTGAAACATTATACAGCAGTGGGTTACCCGTACCGGGTAGTGGTGAGAACGTTACTGGGTTGGTACTACTAGTTGCTGCTAGCTGAATATAACCAAAAGCTTTAATGCCCCCAGATAACGATTGAGCAGTCAGTGTTGTTATGCTCCCACTAAGCGACGCAATATTAGAGCTAAGTATAGAGACTTGTGTATTAGTCGCTGTAATACTTGCTGTATTCGAATTGATTTGTGCTGATAGAGAATTAAAAGCAGTGCCTCCAAGAACACCAACAGTTACTTCAAGGGCATCAAGATCATCAGAGACCGTATTAAGCTCAGTACTAATTGCAAGATCATTAGCTGTAAGAACGTTGAAAAAGGTTGTTTGATAAGTATCAATGATAATATCGTCAAAGTCGATGATATTTGTTCCATCTTCTGTTTCAACAATAAGAAGGTCACCACCTTGTATACCACCAACTTGCGGAAGTTCCTTGATATTTACAAATACATTATCGTTACTGATCGTAGCCATTCAATTTATTTATGATGAGGTGGTTAATATGAGATAGTTGATGTTCTTGAAATGGTTTTCATATAGGTATTTTAAACCATATTGTTGGAAAAATTTCAGCTGTGAACGTTTGTCATTTTTTGTTGCTATTCTCGTCATTGTGTTTAATGCAGAAATAGCTTCTCCAGAACAAGTTTGGTAATCTTCATAAAGCTTCTTTGCCCCACCATTATACTTTATTATTTGGAGACCAATAGTCTTTTGACATACCTGGAGAAATTCTTCAATAAATGTTTTAATTTGAGAAGCATTACTTCCAAAAAGAGCGTTGAGCTTTGTAAACGATAACCGATGTGGTGAGTAAACAAAATAAGTATCAGAAACTCTGTGATTAACAGCATTTTTACATAAGCCCTGAATGAGGTGGTGATATACTATCTTCTTTGAATCCCGATGATCTATCGGTGTTGACAAAATATTATATTTCAATATATCATCTTGTATGTCAACTGCGATCTCGTTTATTCTATCAATAAGATCAATAAGAAGAGCGAATTGTATGGGGATGAAATACTCCATAATTAAAATTTTACTTTGCCTAATCGACAATTTATAATTCCATTGTAGTATTCTTCCTTAAGAAGAACATCTTTTAGTAGTTGCAGTTTAATTTCCTCGTATGTGAGGTGTGATTTACTATTACAAAACATAAGAATATCAAAGGAGAAGTTATCTTTTCCGAATTCTTTGATATCATTATTCAGTTCGTTCGAAGACCCCGTGTATGTTTTCCAGTCTGTTTCCTTCTCAACACGTCGATTTTTCTTCTTTCCCTTAAGGGGCTTGAGCTTTCGAACAGAACGCATCTGTTTTTTCCCAATATACTTGCGCCCTGACTTGGTGTTTGTTATTTCGTAGACAAAACCAAATGCATTTTCCACAAAGTCTGTCTTAAGGCTCCAGTGGCCCAGGTTTTGCTGCTCTTGATTTTCGTTTTTTCCGTCCACGTTTATTATTTAATCCTGGTCTGCGCTGAAGTCCAAGGCTCTTTGGCACGCGTTGATCACCAGTTGCATATGTATCCCCAGAATATATTGAATTCGGTGGGTTAAACCCTGGAGAATAATCGCCCAAAACGCCCCCGTCACCAGATATCATAGTTTCTCTAAATAATCTGTTATAAAGCTCTTGAAATTTCTCCATATGTCTATATAGTATTTATATCAGATGGAACTACTACAGCAATATAACGAAGAACTCACAAAGGATCTTATTATTAATGATCTAAACGTAAAAGAAGTTCAAATGCGACTTCCAGCTAGAAAACATTTTTGGGTTGGACGATTGATTAATACCAAAATAGAACTTGCAAATCTTGAGAAAAAAGAAAAACGAACAAGAGATGAGGTGTTTAAGAGAATTAATGATGGTGCCCCAGTTACTCTATCACATACCCAAGCTGTAACTGCAGTTAATAACTCTCCAGAGATGGTTAAAATCAGTGAACACATAAGAGAATACAAATATATTATTGAGTACCTTGAAAAGGTTGAAAAAATATTTTCTCAAATGACATTTGATATTGGTAACATTATAAAAATCATTCAGCTTGAACAAAGCTAATGGTTACAATTGATTATAATTCCAATACCCGCATGGGAAGAATTATCGGTGATAATATTATCATCGAAGCTATTCGAAATAATTTCTCTCAAGAACGAGCAGGAATTACCTTTATGAAAAAGGTAAACAAACATATACCCACGAGAGATTACATGGTCACCCCCGGGGGCCAATTTAAAATTGGGATGTATGAGCTGATAATATCATTTATCCGCCATGAACTAAGTACTGAAGTTACATTTTCTCCAAAGTTTAAAGATTATATTGGGACAAAATACAGCCACCCAATAATTCAATACTCAAATTACCCTCTTCGAGATTATCAGTTTGATATTGTTAAGAGGTGTCTTGATACAAATAATGGTGTGGTTGTTCTTGGGACCGGTGGTGGGAAGACACTAACAATGTGTACTCTTCTTGAGACAATTTTTAAAAATTCAAAAGAACCTCAATCATTTAAGTGTTTACTTGTTGTTCCAGATTTAGGGTTAGTAACACAAACATATAATGACTTTAAAGAATATGGATGTACATTCTCAATACAAAAATGGACCGGTGCGGAAGAACTGACAATGGAATCAAATGTTGTTATATGTAATATGCAAATATTGATACGACAATTTAAAAACGAACAATGGTTAAAATTTGTTGATCTTCTTCTTGTCGATGAGGTCCACCGTTCAACAGCTCCAGGATTTAAAGACATAATTACAAAGATAAAGACACCAAACCGCTTTGGATTTACTGGAACTCTCCCAATTGATAATATAAACCACTGGAGTGTACTTGGGGTAATAGGTCCCCTTATCTACGAAAAAAGATCGAAAGAACTTCGCGATGAAAAATACCTCGCAAATGTTGAATGTAAGATAATCCGCGTTGATTATCTTAATGTTCGAGACCTAATAGCGAATGAATCATATGTAAATGAGCTCGAATTTATTCAATCAAATAACTTCAGAAATAATGTTATAAGCAAGATATGTACAAACATAACTAATAATATTCTTCTAATGGTGAATAGAATTGAACATGGATTAGCTATTGAATCAGTGCTCCAGGGGTGTGGAAAGCAAGTATTCTTTATTCGAGGATCAGTGGATGTTGAAGCTCGAGAAGAGATAAAGAAGATTATTGAGACACACAATAATGTTGTTTGTGTTGCTATAAGTAAGATCTTTTCAACAGGTGTTAATATTAAAAATCTACATCATATTATGTTTTGTGCTGGTGGAAAAGCATTTATTCAGATTGTCCAATCAATTGGCCGTGGCCTAAGATTACACCCCTCAAAGAGTAAATTAACAATTTTTGATATTGCTGATACACTTAAACATGGTACAAAACACTATGAAGAAAGAAAGAAAATTTACGAGTTGGAGCAAATAAAATTTACTGAAACAAATATCATTGAAAAACTAGAAAAATAACATATAATGAAATCAAAGCCAAGAAAGAAGCGGTCAAAAGAAGAAGAAAAGTTCTATATCTCACCAGCGGAATTTAGAGAAGAATTGAGAAAATTCTATGATTCCGGAAGTAAAATTGTACCGGATATTTTAGCAGAGAACGTAAAGAAAATTGCATATGGCTTGAGCTTTACACATCAATTCCGCGGATATACTTACATTGAAGATATGGTTGGTGATGCAATTCTCAAAATGTTTGCAGCAGTTAAATTTAAGAAATATTCGTTTAATACAGTATCAAATCCCTTTTCATATTTTACAACAATTGCATGGCATGCATTTATTAATAGAATCAAGAAAGAGAAAAAGTGCCAAGAAACACATGAAGCATATAAAGAGAAAATGTATAATGAATTACTTGTTGACGAACCAGGGTGTGTTGGACACATATACGTCCGGCCAACACATTGTGATGATGATTTTATAGATGATGGAGATTAATGAAAAAGAAGTTGCAATATTTTCAGACTTACATCTCGGTGTCCATGGAAATTCAACAAAGTGGCATGAAATTGCCATGGAGTGGGCGGCCTGGATAAAGGGAGAGCTCCATGAGAAGGGTATAAAAACTATATTCTTCCTTGGTGATTGGTTTGATAATAGAAGCGAAATATCTGTAAACACAATTGATATTGCCAGCCGGGTCTTGGATATTTTCCAAGACTTTAATTTGATCATGATAACAGGAAATCATGATCAATTTTATCGCTATAGAACAGATGTTCATTCACTTTCTATATTGAAGGGAAAGAAAAACATAACTGTTTTTGATACCCCTTCTTATATTCAAGCTGGGTCCCGGAAATTCGTTTTTATCCCTTGGGGATATAATATCGCTGATATTGAACCCGGGGATTGTTGCTTTGGTCACCTTGAAGTTGAGTTGTTCAATATGAATAATTCAACTGTTTGTGAGCATGGAATTAAAATCCCAGATCTACTTAATAAGTATCAGTTATCATTCAGTGGTCATTTTCATACCCGGTCTGAAAAAACATTTAAAGAGGGAAAAATCATATATGTTGGTAACCCATTCTCAACAACCTTTAACGATGTTAATAATCAAAAAGGTTATTACACCCTCAATACTGAGACTCTTGATTATTCCTTCTTTGGAAATAGTATATCACCAAAGTACTACAAGCTGACTCTTTCAGACATAATCAAAGAAGAAGGTATAACACAAAATCTTAAAAACATATTCAACTACAATTTCTTGAATATTAAGATTGATAGAAATGTATCAGCAGATGATATTCATGTCTTACAAACGGTCTTCGCTCAACTTAAAGCTGAGCAAATTGTGTATGATTATGATCTATCATACAATAAAATACAAAACGATACCACAAATGTAGATTTTAGTGGTGTTGACATTCCTGCAGCATTCGAACAATTCATCCAAATGCTTGATATTGAAGACAAAAAAGGAATGACTGAGTTTATGGTAGATATGTATAAGAAACATAAAAAATGAAACAGGTAATTTTTAAGAAACTAAAACTAAAGAATTTTCTTTCAATTGGTGATGAACCTGTTGAAATTGATTTCGGTCCGGGATTACACATTATTACAGGGCAAAACCTCGACAAACCCGATCGTAAAAATGCTATTGGAAAAACCACACTTGTTAATGGATTTTACTGGTGTATATTTGGTAATACAATTGAAAATCTCAAAAAGGATCTAATTATCAATAATGTCGTTGGTGGGACTGCAGAGGGGGTATTAACATTTGATGTTATAACATCTGCAGAAACAAAATCGTATGTAGTTACAAGACAACTTAACCCATCCCTCCTAACATTAACAGCTGGGGGCGTTGATAAGACGAGGGATTCTATTTCAAATACAAATGAATTGATATGTGAAATATTATCAGCTTCACCACCATTATTCCAGAACTGTGTTGTGATGACAATTAACAACACAATCCCTTTCATGGCAAAAAGTAAAACAGATAAACGGAAGTTTATTGAAGATATCTTTAGTCTTGAAGTATTTTCCCATATGGTACAATCGGTCCGAAGTGAGTACAGTGAATTTAACAAACAGTATGAGATTGAGAGATCAAAACACACAGAGGTAAATTTATCACTCCTTAAAATCACCCAACAAAGAGATAATGCGATTGAGCAGAAAAAGCAAAAGCATGACCTCTATGTGAAAAGACAAAAAGAAAATAATGACCTTTTAAAGACATACAATAAGGAACTCAAGGGGTTAGTTGAATGTGATGTTAATATTCTAGAAGATAAGAAAAAGGCCCTTGAGTCCGGGGAGAAGACATTAATATTGCAAGTAAATCAACTTATTGATGAAATTGCAACATTAAAATCAAACAAAGCTCATGAACTTTCAGTATTTAACAATATTGGAACTGACAAAGACCTATGCTCAAAGTGTCTCCGTCCAATTGAGCTCCATGATATTGACCATATTGAAAAAGAGAAGATCAAAATTAATAAGAATATAGAGTCTATCAACAAAGATATCACAAAGCTTGAAGCTAAGAAAACGAGCATTCAGGAAAAACGCGGGAAGATCAACGATGCTATTCAGGCTGTTGGTAAGAAGATTACCCAACACTATGTTGACAATCAGAAGTGTCAAAATTTAACAGACAAAATTAAGCAGATAAATGAGTGGCAAGAAACACTCGTTGTTGATATTGAAGAGTGTAAAGTACACAAGACTGATTTTGATAGTACGATTGATGAAACATCAACCCGCCTAAAAGAGTTTGAAGACAAATGTATTAAGATTAAGAACGATCTCAACAAGCTTGATGTTGCAAAGTTTATTTTAAGTGACGAAGGTGTTAAATCATACATTGTAAAGATACTTCTTGATCAGCTCAACTCTAGATTGCTTTATTACCTCAACAAGCTTGACTCAAATTGCATATGTTACTTTGATGAGTTTTTCGAAGAAGAGATTCTTAATGAGCGTAAGCGCATCTGTTCATATTTTAACTTCTCTGGTGCAGAGAAAAAGTCTATTGATATTGCTTGTATGTTTGCATTCTCTGATATTAAAAGAATGCAGGGTGGTGTCAAATATAATGTCACATTCTATGATGAATTGTTTGATACATCCTTTGATGAAAAAGGAATTGAACTTGTTGTTGATGTTTTGAAAGAACGGATTGAGAAATATAACGAAGGGTGTTATATTGTGTCTCACCGGAAAGAATCTGTCAAAAATACAACCGGGGAAATTATATTTCTAGAAAAAGAGGGGGATATTACGAGAAGAGTTGAAATACCCGAAGGCATCTATAATTAGTTATAGATGTTTTCTAATCCGTATCAACCCAATCCTTTTAGTCCAACAAAATTTGTACAGCCAGGTTTTAGTCATATTATAGCTCCAAGAGCTGTTGAACACACCCCAAAAGAATTAGAATATCCCCGAGTTGTTCAATATATTGGTGATCAATCCGGATGCGCACACTATCGGATGTTGTGGCCTGAACATATATTAAATGCTGAAGGGAAGGCGATGTCATCGTCCTTAACATGTATGGTCCTACAACCACAGTGGTATCAAGGTGTAAAGGTTATTAAGCTTCAAAGACAAGCAACGGAAGTACAAAAGCAATTCATTCAATTCCTTAAATCAATTCAACCTGATTATGGTTTCCGGATTGTTTATGAGGTTGATGATGTTGTTTTCTCCGAGGATATTCCTGATTACAACCGGTTTAAATTCGCGTTTGAATCAAACGAAATACGTCAAAACTGTATTGACATGATTAACATGTGTGATGAGGTCACCGTCACGTGTCAATTCATGAAAGAGTTATATCAAGAACGAACAGGGAAAAAGGAGATTTCTGTTATTCCAAATTTTCCACCGAATTGGTGGATGGGATACTTGTATAACAGGGATAAAATTTACAAGAACTTTGACATAAACTACAGAAAGCCTCGAATTCTCTACACCGGTTCGGGAGCCCACTTTGATGTTGATAACAAAAACAATGGGGTTGATGATTTTTCTCATGTTGTTGATGCTGTCCGGAAGTCTGTTCATAAATTTCAGTGGGTGTTTATTGGATCGTTTCCTCCTTCTCTTCGGGATCTAGTTAAATCCCGACATATTGAATTTCACCCCTGGCAGACCATATATAAGTACCCTCATATGGTGTTTAATCTTAACCCAACAGTTACAATTGCTCCACTTCATAATAATAATTTCAACAAGGCAAAGTCAGATATCAAATTTATTGAATCATCAATAATGGGTATACCATCTTTCTGTCAGGACATGTGTACATATGAAAATGCAATGTTTAAATTCAAAACTGGGGAAGAACTAGTTGATAGTATTACCAGCCTTGTGAGAAATAAAACACTCTACAAAAAAGTTGTCCCAGAATTGAGACAAATTGGATCAAAAAGATTCCTCGAACATGCTGAAAATCACTTATGCTACGAAGATCTAATACTTCACCCTTTTAATTCACCAAATCGAACATATATGAATCGGTTTAATAGTTGAATTTAGAGGAAAAGCAGTAAAATTAACAAGTGTTTAGAAACTGTTATTATAATTCTTTTGAGAAAGAAATATCCCTTGCAACTTGGGATAAAGATGGTAAGCGAGTAAGGTATAATATACCATTTGAACCATATCTATATCTTGAGGACCCAAAAGGTACATACAAATCTATTTTTAATACCCCTCTCGCGAAGAAAACCTTCCGGAATGGATTTGAAAAAAATAAATTCCTCCGTGATACCGGAATTAAAAGAGTATTTGGAAACTTTCAACCGGTACAACAATTTCTGATTGATACATACTGGAGAGAGAATGAGACTCCCGAATTTACATCAAAACCACTTAACATTTTATTTTTGGACATTGAGACTATCTCTGAAACAGACCCAACGTTTCCAAATCCAGAGGATCCAAATCACCCAGTTGTGTCTTTAGCATGTTATTCATCTCTTTATACAGAGATGATATGCTTTGGATTAGGAGCTTATACAGGTTCAAGAACAGACTTCAAGTATGTTAATTGTAAATCAGAAAAGGAATTGTTTTTAAACTTTATCAAATATCTGGAACAAGATTATCCAGATTTGATGACAGCTTATAATGGGGAGATATTTGACTTCCCATATATTATTAATCGTTGTACAAAAGTGTGTGGTGAAGATATCACAAAAAGGTTATCACCACATAAAAAGATTCGTATCTCTGTTATACCACCTTCTGCGGCGTCTTTTGGTAAAGAAAGAAAGCGTTACTTTATTGAAGGTATTGCAGTTGTAGATTACCTTGAGATTTACAAGAGATTTCAGTTCTCTCCTCGTGACTCATTTAAGCTTGATAACATTGCAGAGATTGAACTTGGTGAAAACAAAGTAGATTTTGGGATGATGTCTCTTACCACTTTGATGAAAGAAGATTGGAATAAGTTCATCGAATATAACGTTCAAGACGTTAACTTGCTTGTTAGACTTGATGATAAGCTCGGATTTGTTAATCTCCTTAGAATGTTAGCTTATACAGGGTTGACCAATTTAGATTCTGCAATGGGTTCTATTGTTGTTAACACCGGTGCATTTGCAATTAAAGCAAAGCAACTGGGTAAGATATTAAGTACCTTTATTAGAAATGATCCAGATAGCACAAACCCCGGGGCATTTGTAGCTGAATCACAACCTGGCTTCCAAGAACAGTTTATTTACTTTGATGCAAGTTCACTGTACCCAAATACGATGATTACCTTAAATTTGTCACCCGAGACAAAAGTTGGTAAGCTTTTAGAACAAGAGGACGGCTCTGTAGTTCTTAGGCACGTCTCTGGAAAGGAATTCCCAATGTCGAGGGAAAAATTCAACGATTTATGTATTAAAGAACAATTGTGTATTTCAAAGTTTAATATTGTTTTTAGTCAAAAGAGCAAAGGCATCTTCCCAATGTTTTTAGAGGAAAAATATGATGAACGTGTCCGAATTAAGACTCGGATGAAAGAACTTAGAATGGAGCGATTAAAATATAAGAAATTTGACGCACAGATAGATAAAATTGATAACGAACTCAAACTTCTTGATGCAAAGCAAATGTGTATTAAGGTGTTAATTAACTCTGCTTATGGGTTCCTTGGAAATAAAAATGCAAGTATTGGTGATGATGACCTTGCATCTTCAATTACATTAACTGGTCAAAGTGTTATTAAAAAAGCAGCTGAAATTTACTGTGAATATCTCAAAAATAACGGGATAAACATGACTGACGAGCAATGCCGGATTGCAGGTGATACTGACAGTTGTGTTTTAAAGATGAAAGAACTTCTCAAAATTAAGAATATACCATTTTTGACTGAAGATGGTAAGTTGACAGAAGGTGTATATGAAGAAGCACAAAAAGTTCAAAACTTTCTAAATACAAATATTAATGAATGGGCAAAAAAAGAACTAAAGACAAAAGACCCCCGTTTCTCTTTTAAGCGAGAACTTATCGGTTCATGTGGTTTATTCTTAGCAAAGAAAAGATACGTACTACACATGTTGGACGATGAAGGTGTTCCTTGCAATAAGTATAAGTATACTGGTGTTGAGGTTGTTCGAACAACAATGCCAAAACAAATTAAACCTTACGCAAAAAAGATTATTGAAACGATGATTACAACTAAGTCTCGAGCAGAAGTGGATAAGGTTGTAAAGGAGTGTTATGATATTTTCAAAACACTTCCAATTCAAGACCTTGCTTTCGTGATGGGGATTAAAGGATATAGAAAATATACAGGTAACCTTACAGACTTTAATATCCCAGATGGGTCTGGAACACCGGTTCATGTCAAGTCAGCGTATTACTATAATAAGCTTCTGAAAGAGTTTAATATTCAGAGTAATTACGAATCAATTGCTGATGGTGATAAATGTAGGTTCTTCTACGTCGAACAACCAAACAAATATCGGATTGAATCTGCCGGGTTTAAGTATGAATGGCCTAGTGAGTTTAATGATATTATCAAAATTGATCATGAAAAAATGTTTAACAAGATTCTCTTTTCAATGATTGAAAGATTTTATGATTGTGTTAAATGGCAAGTAAGAAAACCAAGTGAAAATGTTAGGATTGAATTGGTTGATTTATTTGGTTGAGACGTTATAATTAAATTGTAAATGAAAATGAAATTAGTAACATTAATTGATTCAGTCGGTCGGTATATCATCGGAACTTTTTACAGCGAAAATGATACTTCCATTACTCTCAAAACACCGGTAATTCTAAACGTACAGCCTGATCAAAATTCAGGGAAGCTCCATATTCAAACATTCCCACTATTCTTCAAAGAGTTTTTGACTGCAGAGTCTGGTAATTGTTGGACATATCAAAAAAGCGGCATTGTAATTGGTGAAGTTGAACTTGAAGATCGTCTTGTCCAACAATATAATTCGATTGCAAACCCACAATTGGTTTCCCAAGCTACACCAACAGACAGTAAGGTAATTAAACTTTTTGAAGACTAATATGATGAGCTATTCACCCGACACTGCGGTGGCATATTACCCAGAGCCCCCACGGGGGGCGACTTCGATGGGTGTGTCACCCTCACAAGGAGCTGTTAAGGACGAAATATTTCAGCGTATTGAAAATCTTCGTGGTGAATTAGGGGTAATATCAGAACTGACTAACCAAATACACATGCTCACTGAGCCATACAGGCAATACCCAAGTGATTGTGTGGAATGCGGTGGTGAAAATAAAAAAATTCGTTGTCAATCACCCCTTGCGGACATTGTGGAAAAAATGTCCGAACATGCGAATGATATTATTAGTTCTCTTCGATATACCATATCAACACTATAATGGATAAAGACGTCTTACAAGCACTCAGCGCAATTGATGAGGTTAATCCTTACGCAACTTTCTTAAATGAAAGTACATTATCAAATATTGATGGTTATATCGATACGGGATCTTATGTTCTTAACGCTTTAATATCGGGCTCACTTCATGGTGGTGTCCCGATGGGGCGTGTGACAGTATTTGGGGGCCCATCTCAGACAGGGAAGTCTCTTTTTGTTCTTAAGATTCTTGCAAATGCTCAAAAACGTGGGTTAATTCCTGTCATTTTTGATACTGAAAACGCAATTGATTCTGTATCAGCTAGTCGAATTGGATTAGACCCTTCGAAGATCAAATATGTACCTTGTGTAACTATTGAGCAAACGAGAAATGCTATTTTTAAGTTTCTTAATTCTGTAAAAGAAAAGGGACTTGAAGGTAAGTTTATCATTGCAATTGACTCTCTTGGGAATCTTCAATCACAACAAGAAATGTCCAGAATGGAGAAGGAATCTTCTTCAGCTGACATGGGTTCAACAGCTCGAGCAATGAAATCGTTGATGAAGACATTGACAAATCTTTGTGGTCTCACAAAGACTACTGCGATTTGCACAAATCACGTTTATGATGATCCATCTGCAATGTTTCCCTCTCTTGAAAAACATATGCCCGGTGGCCGCTCTGTTGTTTATCTCCCCTCTGTAACTGTTCAACTTGCACGCAAACCTGTTAAGTCTGATGGTGGTAAAACGATTGATGACGAACTTGAAGCTGGTCAGAAAAACTATTCAGGTGTAATTCTTCGAGCACTTACAGTTAAGAACAGATTTATTCGACAATATCTCGAAGGAGAAATGTACTTGTCGTTTACATCTGGTCTAGATCGTTATTACGGTCTTCTTGATTTGTGTGTTGGTTTTGATATTGTTATTCAAACTGGATCAGTATATGCTCTTCCAGACGGAACCAAGCTTGGTTACTTCAAAAACTTCCGAAAGAATATTGATTTGTGGGAAAAGACCCTTCTTCCTGAACTTGAGAAAGTAATTAAAGAAAAATGGGCTTATTCATCCGGAGAGCAATCAGATGATTTGGATGATATTGATGACGAAGAGTAAAAAAAAGTTAACGATGAAGAGCGGATCGAAAGGTCCGCTCTTCCCCCATAAATAAAAATATGCGTTTCCTAAAACTCTTAATCCCAATACTTATTATTGGATGCAGTGGTACAACACCCGTTAATTCTCGTGATAATTTCACATTTTCAAAAGCATTAGTTGAACTGTCGTACATCTCAAATGAAACATCCGAGCTTCAACAACTTTTAACAATCGTGGAATCAAATGCATCCCCAAGTAAAAAGTTCACGGAGTGGGATACAAAATTTGAAGACAGCGTTAAGATTGAAGTAATCAAAAAATACATTAAAGAGGGTCATAAAGGACTATGAAAATAAAATTAACACGTGAAAATTTCCGTTTCGTCCGACCATCACTTCCGGATAGTCGTGATATAATTTACAAATCAACTGCAGCTAATATAACAGAATATTCTCTAGAAGAATATAGAGGACCAATTTTAGACCAAGGTTCATATGGTGCATGTACTGGGTTTGGAACAGCTGGAATGCTTAGAACCACATTTAAGAGATTAACAGATCTCGAAGTTGACTTTAACCCATGGTACATTTATTACAATGCGCGGTCTCGTTCAGGATGGCGTTATAAAGATGAAGGAGCATACCCAAGAGAGGTATTCAAGTCATTGGTTGATGACGGAGTTATTGAAGTCTCAAAATGGAATCCAAAAAACAAGATCAAAGAAGATCCCCCAAAGTTTGGAGACGAGGATTTGATTAAGTTTAAATCATACAAGAGATTTGATCTAAAATCAATCGAACAAATTCAGCGTGATTTTTCAAATTATATCGGTACTGAAAAATTACCAATTGGTATTGCGATGATTATTAATGAACAATCTGCAGCAGAAGCTGGAAGATCTGGTGTTTTTAACCTGTACGAAAATGACAAATCGATGGGTGGTCATTGGGTATATGCTGATAAGGTGGACCAAAACGGTATTACACTTGTAAATTCCTGGTCCAACCGGTGGGGTAAAAATGGTACTGCAATAGTTCCTTGGGAAATATTCCCCTCAATTATATTCGAAGCTTGGTCATTAGATCCCAAACTTCCATAAGTTAGGAAAGTCCATATAATTAGTAATGGAAAAAAAGTGCGTGTTAGCCCTTTCTGGGGGACTAGATTCATCTGTGTTGCTTCACAAAGCGTGTAAAGAATTTGACAAAGTTCATTGTATCTATTTTGATTACGATCAACGACACCGGAGAGAATTAGATTGCGCATGTGATCAAATCTGTGATGCTAATTCAAAATCATTTAAAGCTGATATAATCACATGCAAGCTTCCGCTTAGAACTATTTGTCCAGTTAGTTCTTTAACATCAGAGCATGTTGATACACCAGATGTACGGACAATGCTTGGAGAAGCTCAACCACTCTCTTATGTTCCATTTAGGAATATGTTGTTTCTTTCAATTCTGTTGTCTTACGCTGAGAGTAGAGGAGCAGAAACAGTATGGTATGGGGCTGCTGGTGTAGATTCAGCGGCTGGTTATTGGGATGCTGATAAATCATTTGTTGACCGAATGAATAGTGTTGTAGAACTCAATAGAGAACATCAAATTAAGATTGAAGCTCCTCTTATTGAATTGTCAAAGAAGCAAATCATCGAGCTCGGTGTGTCTCTAAAGGTAGACTTTAAGAAAACATGGACATGCTATAGTGGAGCTGAAAAAGCTGACCCATATTCACCTTCTTCTTCTTCAAGACTTAAAGGCTTTGTTGACGCTGGGTATATTGACCCGATCGAATATAATGTAGATCTAGACAAATTTTGGGCTTCAAATAACTGTAAGCCAATTATTTGAAATACTGCTCGTTCTGTTGTTGAACTTGTTGCCACATTGTTGTTGGCTTAAAACGATCCCGAGTAGTAATGTAAGTAATCTTCTTCTTGAAGCTTTCTTCTTTAATAGGCTCTTCTTCGTCTTCAAAACGTTGCTCACCTGGCTTACTGTCGTGTACTCCAAGACCATATCCCTGATCATCAACACCAAGCTTTTGTGAGACCGTTGGTTTCTTTGGTTTGTCATCTCCACCAAAATCAAACTCCCCAGGTGCATGTACAATAACCTCAAAGTCCACAGTATCAATTCCAAGAACTTTTGAAAGTGTTTGCTTCAAGGACTTTTCAACTTTTTCTGCACCAACCTTTTTTATGGTTTGTGTAATATTGCTATCAGCAGCAAATTCAAAATCAGAAGATGTTTCTGATTGATCAACATCTGGAGCAGTTCCACCATTTACCTTTGTAAGATAAGAAGTAAGACCTGCAACGTCGAGAGGTACATCCTCCCCCCATATAATTTCAATTATTGAAGTGTCAGCTGTAAATGAAGACGTTGGTGAAATATCATCAGTAGCAGCTGTTTTTTGTTGTTTAACTTCTTGCTTCTTAGCTTCCCTTTCAGCTCTAAGTTCATCGGCAGTCTTAACTGCTTTGAATTGTTGGAAGTCTTCTTTTGACCCAAATGTCTTCCCAACCATCTCCCCTTTTCCTCTTGTTCTGATTTGTTGTAATCTTCCAAGGAATTGACCAAGGTTTTGTTCTGTGTAGCTCCGGAATTCATCAGCGATTTCATCCTTAACCACACCACTGTCGACTAGATTTTTGATAAATTCCCCTGCTTCAGCAGCATACCGAGCACCAGCAAAAGAAGTGTCTTCTGGCATTAACCCTTTCTCTTTGAGGAATTCAATAATAAACTTAAACACAATTGGTCGAGCAACACCAAGCTTCTTATCTTCAATAGCCTTACGAAGATAACCAGTTTGGAATAGTGTTTCAAATCTACTTGTGCGAGCTTCAGTAATAACTTCTGCCCGTTTTATAACTTTTTCAAAAATCATGTATATATTTAATGGGAAAGTATATAAGATAGAGGCAATAGATTTTCCAATTAGATAAGGTAAATAAATTACATGTGTGCAATTTTTGGATCCCCATCAGTATCAATGTTTGAAGTACTTTACGAAGCAAATAAAGTTCGTGGAGCCTTTGCGTCATCTATATGTACCTTAATTAGGGATGAATATGGGGATGTATGTGATAATTGGGTTGGTAAATTTGAAAGAGTAATGGATCTCAACAAGATTGAGTTTATTGTTAATGAACAAGCTTACATTCTTGGACATTTTCAAGCTCCAACATCGGCAAAAAGAAAGTGGGATTATGATACATCACACCCTTTTGAAACCCTTGATTGGTGTGTTGCTCATAATGGTGTAATTACTAATTTTGAAAAACTAAATAATACTTATACACCCTGGAATGTTAACCCAGTTGATTCATCAGTGATAGTAAGTATGATTCAAAAAGAGTATGAAGACGAACAAACCACTTCTACAAAGAAAGAGTATGAGATACTCGAGAGGGTTTTGGGGCGCATTGAAGGTACTTTTGCTCTTTATATCGTCAATGTTAATAACTGGAATACTTATATATGCCGTCAGGGGTCTACTCTCTTTTTTGACGAACATGGTAACTTCTCTTCAATAGCTGGGAAGAACATGACAGTGGTACCAGAAGGTAAAATATTCCAACTGGTTGATAACTACAAAGCATTTAAACAGGTTGGTGAATTTACCTCAAAATCCCCATTTTTGATTTTATGAAAGAAAAGAAACAACAAACAGAACATGTTGAGATAGAATATCCAAGAGTGATGTTCTACTCATGTTCGAAGCAAAGTAACAGAAAAGATACACTTCTGTATAAGAGTTTAAAGGATATTGGATTTTTTGAGTTTCATATCGAAACGAATTTTTCTGGATCTCTTGCAAAGATGTATAATAAATTCCTCCGTGAAGAGGACCTCAGTAATGATGGTTTATACGACGCTGTTGTATTTTGCCACGACGATATAAAGATTAACACAATGGACTTTAGACCACTTACATCTAATCCATATACAGTATTCGGACTTGCTGGTGCAAATACGTGCACTTTTAAGAAGCCATTTTTGTGGCATATTGCATCTCCCCGAGAATCACAACTTGGCGCCGTTGCTCATTTTGCTGGTAGTTCTGAGGACTATTGGATTACTTCTTTTGGGTTGCTGAATAAGCCAGCTGTTTTGATCGATGGTGTGTTTATTGGTATAAACCTCAAGAAGTGGAGAGAAAATAAAGTATGGTTTGATGAGAATAATCCATCAAATTTCCACTTCTATGATTTGTCATTTGCTCTAGATAATAGCTTTGCTAAAAACAGAGTTGGTGTTATTGACTTTCCGATCATCCATTGTTCACACGGGTTAGAGTCACTAGATGATACTGAATGGAACAAAGGACAAGATTACATGTTCGAAAAATATAAAAAATATGACGGTTCAACAATTACAGTCTGAGATCGGTAGGTTACAATCAGAGATCCACAAGTTGGAGACCACAATAACGAGATATAAACTCAAAAGTAACAATATTAAGTTACAATGTGGTAAAATAATTAGAGACAACAAAACAATATTTGGACAAACAACACCAACGGTAAAGTTCGCAAAAGATATTTTACAGATTGTCAATTCTAAATGAAATTTAATGCGAATTATTTTGAAAATATTTTTATCTACAAATGTCTAACAGACCCGACTTATGTAAGTTCAATTATTGATTATACTGAAAGCAGATACTTTAGTGATAAAGATATCCGGATGACGTGGGGTATTATTAAAGGTTTCTACGACAAACATAATAGTATCCCCACTACAACTGAAATTAAGCAGTACATTCAAAATAATGAACAAAAACAATCCCTTGTATCAGTACTGACAAAGATAAAGGATATAGATAAAAATCTCAACCCAGATGAGTTGTACCAAAATACGGAATTGTTCCTCAAGGAACGTGCTGTATACAATACAATGCTGGATATTGCTCAGGATATTTCCACTAAAACTGTGGACCCTGCAGAGATTCTTGAAAAATTTGACAAGTCTTGTAACATAACTCTTCAAACAGACATTGGATTAGACCTGTATAATGATATTGATAAGGTTTGTGACTATCTAAACAGTGTTGAGGAAACAATTCCATCGAGTTGGAACTGGTTTGACGAAGCAGTCGGTGGTGGTTTCCTAAAGTCTGGTCGAGCTTTATATGTGTTTGTTGGTCAAACAAATATCGGAAAGTCTATTTTCCTTGGTAATATTGCGACAAATATTGCAAAGCAAAACAAGACGGTCCTTTTAGTGTCATTGGAGATGTCTGAGATGTTGTATGCGAAGCGTCTGTGTTCAAACGTTACAAAAATTCCACTATCAACTATACATCTTGAAACAACCACTCTCAAAAATGAGATTAATCTCATAAAGAACAACAATGGTGGTCGGGTTCTAATCAAAGAGTTTCCCCCATCAACAATAACACCAAGACAACTTCAAGCTTTTGTAAAGAAAATTGAAGACAAAGGCATAAAGATTGATGCGATTGTAATAGACTACATCAACCTTCTTCATTCCCCAATTGGATCTAACTCATACGAACGGGTAAAATATGCTACTGAACAGATCAGAGCAATGTCTTACACATTTACTTGTCCGGTTATCAGTGCTTCCCAGTTAAATCGAACAGGAACCCATGTAAATAACCCAGATCTTACAACAATCTCAGAAAGCCTAGGATTGGCTATGACTGCAGACGTCATGGTTTCAATATTTCAATCGGATGAAGATAGAGAATTGGGTATTATCAGATTAGGGATGATGAAAAACCGTCTGGGTCCGGTTGGATCAACACAAGCAATGCGAATTGACTATGGAACATTATCAATATCTGAAGCAGAAGACGTGGAAGAAGATGAAAGTGTTGAACAAGAAATGATATCAACACTTGAGATGTTCCGGGGTGTTGATTAGTATACAAACAGTAATAACTACTTGAGTGAAACATAACGTTTTAATAATAACTGATAGTGATCTAGATGGGTGTGGCTCGTGTCTTGTCTTAAGATGGGTATATAAAGGAGCTAATATTACACAACAATGTGTTGATAGAGGAAACCCAAAGAAAATATTTGAAAAATTTGATTATTCAAAGTATGATAAGGTTTATATCACAGATACGTACGTTCCAGATGATTGCAAACCACTAGTGGACTTTGAAAACGTATATATTGTTGATCACCACAAAGCCCACTTTGACGAGAAGCAGAAGTATACAAAAGCAAAGACACTTATGAAGGAGTATTACACGAGCTGCACAAAGCTTTTGTTTGATCTCTTTCAATCCAAGGTTGAAATCACCAAACATCAAAAGCTTTTAGTTCATATCATTGACGATTATGATTGCTTTGAGTTAAAATACAAACAATCTAGGCAATTAGACGCAATATACCACGAACTGAAGGGGTCTAATCAAGATAAGTTAGATAAATTTGTTTTGGAGTTTGAAAAAGGTTTTTTCGGGTTTAATAACATACAGCAAAATATAATCAACCTTCGTCAAAAACATCTTGTTGAGAAGATTCAGGAATCAGAGTTTTATCGTGGTAAAATTGATGGTGTTAATTCAGTTTGTGTTATGGGTGGCATGTTCAATAATGATATTGCCCTTTATGCTCTTAAGAAGTATGGTGCAGATATTTGCATTATTGTGATGCCTGGGATTAATCGAGTGTCATTCCGCCGGAAGAAAGGAAGTGTTGTTAATCTTCTAGATATTTGTAGTAAATATTGTAATGGAATTGGTCATGAATATGCTGCTGGAGGTGAAATCACAGATAAATTCCTAGAAATAACCAAAACCTTTCATAAAGTATAATGAACCCATCATCAAATATAATTGAAGACGAGACAGAGCATATACTTCTGTGTTATTGTACATTCTGTACGATGACCATTGGGAAGAAATTGTCGATCCAAAATATATTTCTCCTAACCCTTAAGGAAGAACGATATAAAAGATTGTTAAAAGATCTTCTAGATATTGAAAATGATTTTGAATTAGTCAGAATTTTTCTTGACTACGATGATACAATTGTTAAATCAAAATACGTAACAAAGTATGTCAATTCCCTTAACAGAGCAAGAAAAGCACGTCTATAATACATGGCTTCGTATATCAAGACAGCGAAAGAAACAACCATTTACTCTTCGAAAAAAATTCGACGACCTGGGTGATGATAAGTGCATGTATGTTCAAAAAATTGCAAGATTTCTTGAATCGAACCAATCAGTTAAAATGGATAAGTTCTTTGAAGCTCCATATGAAATTTTTAAAGATGGTACATTTGGGTTAGACTTCTACACAACGAGAAAAGCAGTATCATGTTATATATCGTTAGTAGAAATGATACGATTAGGAGATATCAAAACAATTGAAGTACAAACACAAACAAAACAAGGTATAAAGTTTATTTTTGAATTTTGTAAAGATAATAACTTGACTTTTGACGACTACAAAGTATATTATGAAAACAACAACACAACCCCTGATTACATTTTAAAACTCAAAAATGGTGATATCAATTTCTATTGCCTTCATCTTCTCAACATTACACCCACCATTGAAAAGAATGTACTTGAGTTTATTATTCCCGACTTTCATAACATTTTTCACAAAACGAAAATCAAATTTTTAGGTTCCGGTGAACCTAAGGAAACATTAAGAGATATGGTAAAAAAACTTGAACTTTACCTCTTGAAAAACAAAAAACATACACTAAAATAACATATATGAAATACAATACAAACACGATGTTCGAATCTATTAAAAACTCACTTCAAAAAGAAGAAAAGAAAGGGGGCGGTTTTCGCGATATTATGTCACTCAAACCTGGTAATACATACACATTACGTTTGATTCCTAATATCAACGACCCTTCTGAAACCTTCTTCCATCACTTCTCACACGGCTGGACTTCGTTTTTGACCGGTTCTTACACAAGTGCTCTATCACCAATGACGTTTGGTGAACGAGACCCAATCGCTGAAGAACGTTATCGCGTTAATCGCGTTGGTTCTGAGGCAGAAAAAGAAAAGATGAAAGCAGTTCGTCGTTCAGAACAATGGCTCGCACGCGTGTGGGTTATTGACGATCCAACAACCCCGGAAAATAACGGAAAAGTGAAGATGATCCGTTATGGTAAGCAAATTGATAAGATTATCAAAGACGCTATCCAAGGTGAAGGAGCAGAAGAGTTTGGTGCAAGGATTTTCGACCTCACAAAGGCTGGGGTAAACTTCAAGATTAAGGTTGAAAAGCAAACAGACACGTTCCCAACATATACGTCTTCAAGGTTTACAACAGCAAACAACGATTTGAAGCTCTCAGAAGCTCAGATCGAAGAAATCCTTACAACGGCTCATGCTGCACCTCTAAAAGAAACCATTCCTCTTAAATCATACGACGAGCTCAAGAAAATGTTAGATGAACACTTCTATTGTAAAACCGAAGCTGATGAGAAAGAAGATGGTCCTTCTGAAAAAGAAATCCTTAAGGAGATTAATGGTGTAAATGAAAGCAGCGTTGATGTCTCTGATGCAGAAGTCGAAGAACTTCTTAAAGACCTGTAATATGGAACAACCTCCAGCAGAATTGTTGCATGCGCTTGGGACTCTCTTCGGAGAGTCCAAACGTATGGACAGTAATATTGTACAAGCCTCAGGGAACTTGATACCGAATACAAGTAATGGTGTTCAACAATCATTACAAAATACTATAGCTGGAATGAAACATGCAGGTACACCTTCTGGAACCGGGGGTCCCAAATTTGGTGATTCTCCAATGGATCCAAAGTTTGGAGACCAACCACTTGTTTTACCAGGGGACGATTTTATTGCACCTCAACCTGTACTCCCAACATACCGCGACCAGCATACAGTTACGTCACCAATTCCTCAATTAATTGATATTTCACTATTGAAATCTATTGATGATAAGCTATCAATTATAATTGATCTACTAACAAAAAAGAAGAATGCATCTAAGCCTAGAAAAAGAAAGCCTCGTAAGGTTCCTACAGAATCTTGATTCAATTACACAGCAGTCCATTTTATCCATCTCCAAAAACAAAATTGAAAGTATTGTCTCTACACCAGATAATACTCTTTTTTTGTACAGCGAGTGGGAAGATGAAAAGATCAATGTTGATAATAATTTAACTCTTCATATTCCTGACGTAAAAAGACTCCTCAACCTAATCAGATATATTGAAGAACCGACAATATCACTTGATGTTGGTCCAAATTCTTTGAAATATAAATCAAAGGATATAAAGTTTACATACCATTTGTTTGAAGAGGGATTGATATCTCCATGTCAGTTAAAACCTGAAAAGATCAAATCGTTTGAGACAGATTTTGAATTTACCCTAACAAAAGCTGAATATCAAAAACTTACAAAAGCTTCTGCATTTTCAGGGGACGTGAATAAAATTTACTTCTATACAAATGAAGAAGGTGTTTTTGGAGAGATAACTGATAAAGCTAAACACAATATCGACTCATTTGGATGCACAATTGGTAATACAACAAAGGGTGTAACCCTCAATCCAATCAGTTTAAATTTTGATAACTTTAAACTGTTGCAATCAAACTGGCAGGTATGTACGGTGAGTATAAACCAACAAATGGGTGTTTGTATTGTCACTATAGTTGAAAATTACATCATGTCTACTTACATATTTACATCGTTTAGCCAATGAATACTAAAATTACAAAACAAGACAAAAACAAGTTAAAGACACCAGCGTACTTCATTAAGAGGTTGAAAGATAATGGATATATTACGCTCCGGATGTTTCAAAAATATGCCCCTTCTGACCCAAGAAAGTGGACGGTATTAGTGGACCCCGGAAATTTTTCTGTGTTTATCACTTGTTTCGAGAACAAAAACGAAAGAGGTGAGATTTTGTTTCAAGTTGATGATGGTGGAAGATTATTCCCACCAAACTTTTACATTAAGACACATTCCATGGAGGTTGTGATTAATAATCTTGTTGAAAGAGGTGTGACCCAATCACACAAAGATTCTATTTTTTTCAAAACGCGAGATGAAGAGAATAAATAAAATTATGGCCGATGAACCCACACCAAAAAGACGGAAAAGAACTTCCGCTAAACAGCTCCCCCTTGGTGTGGATAATCCAAAAGTTCCATTTCTGAAGCTTGATGGTGTTGATCATGATACCAGTGCAATTAGGGCTCTTATACAAGCTGCATTGAAGGAAAATATAGACAAACAAAACCACATCAGAGAATCTGAGGATAATAGTAAAGCACTTATATCAACAATATCAGAGTTCCTTGATTGTTTTGTAATTCTTGGTTACGACCAAGAAAGTGACCCAGTCGTTATCACATATGGTCCGACGTCAAAAGATAATGATGCTCTGAGAAATCTCTATATTAAATTCCTTCCGCAGTTTATGCAATCACAAGATGATCTGGGTGACCCCGAAGACCTCTAAACCCCGTGATTCATTCATGGTAAAATCTGGGGAGCGGATGGGTGAATTACTAATACTAATGGAAAGTACCCCAGGTTCTTTTTATTTTCTATCATACCCCCTCAATGTAATAAGGGTTTATGAAAAGGGTAAATTTGATTTTGAGAGGAAATCAAATATAATAGAATTTATACAGAGATTACCAAAAGCTGTATATAAGGGGATGAAAATCTCGTATGACCGCTTAAAGCAAACTGGCAACCCATCAAAGTGGGACAAAGAAACGTTGAGGACACAAATTCGAAAAAATGAAGACTTTAATAATAGACGGGAACAACCTGGTGTGGAGGTCCCAGTGGGTCGCAAAAAATTTCTATAACAATCAAGATACTGAAAACAAAAAAGACTTCCTTGGTGTTTACATTTTCTTAACATCGCTCCGATCATATTACGAAAAGTATAAACCGACCAACATTATCTGCTGTTGGGATGAAAAACCAGACTATAAACCCAATCCTCGGAAGTTAATTCTTGAGCAATATAAAGGGAACAGAAACGCGGATGATTCAATAGACATTCACTGTGATAATCACCACATCAAGGAATTGATTGAAGCTATTGGTGGTATTAACTTTTACCCAAGAGAACTTGAAGCAGATGATATTATGGCGTTTTTGTGCCATAAATTACCCGGGACTAAGGTGATTATAACTGTTGATAAGGATCTTATCCAATTGGTCAACAAAGATGTTATTGTATTCAGTCCAATGAAGAAGATTGAATACACATCAGATAACGTTGACCAACTACTTGGACATGCTCATGAACACTTTGTCACATATAAAGCGTTTCAGGGTGATCAATCTGATAACATCCCAGGTGTATACCGATTTGGAGCTAAAAAGATCCAGCAATACATTAATAATGAGATAGTTCTTACATCAGAACAACAAGAAGTATTTGACCGAAACATGAAGCTCATGGACCTCAACCATGGTTATTCACAGTATCCGGAAGAAGAAGAACATTATAACCAACAATTACAAAACCCATATCCAAAGCAAGATTGGGACAAGTTTATGTACATTTGTACAGACTTAAACTTTCAAAAGATTGTAACGAGCAAAGAAAAATGGTTTGAAACTTTCTTTCAAGACAATACAATGACCAATATCATCAGTCAATTGTTTAAATGATTACAGTACCAGAGCAATATTCGATAAACAAGTTTTACGAATTTGCATATAGGGTAAAACACAATAAGTATAACGATACATACCAAGCTGAGTGCCCTATATGTAGAGAAGGTAAATCTTCTGGTGTAAAACGCCGTTGTTATTATATTCCCAAAAAGGATCTGATATTCTGCCACAATTGTGGGTGGTCATCAAAGTCTCTTAAATGGATTGCAAAAGTATCTGGTAATTCTGTATCAGATATCATTAATGATATTAAAGATGCTGATTACGACTATGGTATTCCAAACGATATCAGTACGTTAGTCCAAGAGAAACATTTTGAAACGACAGATATTCCAAACGATGGCATAGACCTATTTGATATCGATCGAGAGCAATTGAGAGACGATGGAGAATCGATTTTGACAAAAGATCAAAGTCAGATTGTAGAAAGATGTCTTGACTTCATAGAATCAAGGCGTTTGAAAACAGCTATTAACAAGCCAAACCGACTTTATGTTTCATTTAGAGACGCAACTCACAAGAATAGGCTCATAATACCATTTTATGATACTAAAGGTCGAGTAATATTCTACCAATCTCGGCAAATTATAGCTGGTGACCCACGTCCTCGGTATATTTCAAAGACCAATGGTGAAAAATCAATATTTGGTATCGATAAAGTAACACCAGACAGTAATTACGTGTTTATATTTGAAGGTCCTTTCAATTCTTTCTTTATGAAAAATGGTGTTGCTGTTGGGGGTATTCAAGATTCACAACAAACGTTTACTCAATTGCAGCAAGAACAGATGGAGAAGTATTTGAGGTTCTATAAAAAGATATTTGTCTTGGATTCTCAATGGAAAGACCAAACAAGCTTATCAAAATCTGAAAAGCTAATTGATAATAATGAAACGGTCTTCATTTGGCCAGAAAATATTGGAAAAAGATTCAAAGATTTTAATGAGATTGCCATAAAGGGAAATCTTGACCATATTAGTCAAGATTTCGTAGTTAGTAATTCGTTCTCCGGTTTGACCGGAAAGATTAAGATAAACCAGATAAAGAAGATTATCTGAATCGGTACTTCGGATCAGATGATCCAGACAAGTAACCCTTCATAGATTGAGCGAGAGAAGCTAAATCCATTGCGGTACGAGCAATTTTCTTCGTTTCTGTTGTACGAATCTTATCCAAGATTGTATCTGGTACGGAATTTCTAAGAATAGACTGAATTGATGATTGATCATCAGGATCATTCAAGAAGTTCGTGAACTTATCTAACTCACCAATCCAATTTTTAATGTGTTGAACCATTTGCTGTTCTTGTTGAGCTGCTGCTTGAAGAACGGCTTGGTCGACCCCACTTGCTCCAAGTTGATCAGGCTCAGCACCATCAAGAGTAGACTGCATCGCCTGTTCTTCCGGTGTTGGTTCAATATCTTGCTCGATAAAAAGTTTAAATCTCTTTGAGAATGCTGACATATAGTTATTTATTCTCACTACCTTAAATATATACATGATAAACACACAACCATCACCTTATCAGGTTGGATTTGCACAGCAACCCACAAGTTCCATGGAGGATCTCAAGAGACAATTTGAGATTCAAAAGAAAGAAGAGAAAGAAACACACAAAGCTAAACCAATACTACCAAATACTCTTCAAACTATTACAGATCAACTTGGTGATATGTTCGTAAAGTTCATTGACATCCACAACCTCCTTGAATTAGCAAAGCAAAACACCAAAAAAGTCGGTGAAATTGAAGAAGTACAAAATAAAATCGGGGCGATCAACGAACAAATATTTGATTTAACCAATAGTTTAGATAAAATATCAGTATGAAACAACTTATCCGATCTATTGCATTAACTCTTCTTGTCAGTGCAGTAGTCGCCACACCATGGTTACCTGATTCTTACTGGAAGGCCATGGCAGTGATTACAGGGATACAAATATTCGGTGCATGGATTATTAACTCTGTGTTGGAATACCTTAGAAACACAAAAGAACAAGAGGATTATAATAGAACCCTTGATATTTTAGCTCAAAACTCAGCAAATATACCATGTCCAAAGTGTTCTGACGTAATGACAGTACCAATCTTCATTGCAGAAGAGAATATAGTTGAGTGTGTCAAGTGTGGTTGTGAAACAAAGGTGGATGTTACATTAACTCCAATCATGCTTACTAAGATGATTGATAATACAGTGGCCATTGGTGAGATATTTGAGCAAATCAATGCGATACCACAAACGGAATCGTCTGACAGTAATAAAAGTTAGAAAAAAGAGGAAATATCATATAATTAAGTATGGTAGTTACAAAGAAACTAAAAACCCACCCGAAAATTCAGGTAAAGTTAAAAGACAAAACAGAAGAGATGTCTGTGGAAACGTTTGCCCGGTGGATGTGTCTAATAGAGGCAATTGATTGTATTCAAAGAAAGTGTGAAGACGATAATATTAACATCGAAAAGATAGATTGGGTCAAACCAATTGCTATTCAACATTATATTAATGAAAGATTCCACTCAATGGTGCATGATGTTACTGTTGAACATCGATTGGGTAACATTTAATTACAGGCAGACAAGCCTGTAACAAAGCCGTCAAGGACGGTATATGTGATATTATCATACACAAATCCCCCGGTGTAAAGGATTGATAATAAATTGTCAATATATAGAGGCCCATCAGTTAAATCTCCTGAACTTGGACCAAATAATGTGGTTGTATTGATCTGATCACAATCAATAAAAACAATATAAGTTATAACAGCAGTTATGTATTTTGGTACATCCGGAATTGATGCTGATACTGTATAATATTGCGTAGGGAGTAAGCAATCCATGCAAAGATCAGTCACAATTGGAGTAAATGCAGTTGTTGTATATGTTGGAACAGTTGAAACACCTTCATGGAGTGGCTGACGCAAGTAAAGAACAGATTCTTTCCACCCAAATGTTGTTGATACTGGGGTGGTAAATGAATAACCAACATAGAACGCTGAAGAATCAACAACACTTAAATTTACATTAACTGAAGTAAGTGGGATATATGAAGATACATCACTTGATCGCCAATCGATATACAGCGTGCGACCAACGTTACCAAGTCTGAATCGCAGAGTTTGGTAGTTTTCTGTGAATGAAAGTAGATCAAGGGAGCTAGCTAAAGCAGAGAGTGGGGCTGAGTAAATTAAGTTAAAGTCTGGAAACCCCCCACGTACCACAAGCATATTAGCTTGTCGAGCGGATAATGCGATGCCATCCCTTCTAGAAGCATCCGGATAAGTAAATGTTGTTGCAAACAACCCGGTTGTATCAAACCCAACACATACTTTTGCCCCAGATAATCCGGTTTGGCCACTATAACCAACATCAATTCCTGTCCCTGGAGATGTGAATGTTGTTCTATCCGTTAAAAAGGTTGTCCACCCCCCGGAACTGTTGGTGTTTCCAGATAATAAAAACTGTACTGACCAAGTTATATCATAATTCGGATTAAAATCATGATTGTATAAGATAGTCGATGTGCGTGGAGCTGCCATGTAAGACTATTTAATCCCTATAATTATATACCACATTATTGGGTGGTGGAACACCAATCTTTAAACGCTTCATATCTTTCAGCATCATAAGATATATCCACAATCTCATCTTGTTTCCCATCAAAGGCGTATTCAATATCAACCAATTTTGAATAGATATCAACAAGAGGTTTAAGATCTAGGATATTATCATGGAATTCATTCTGCCAATGCTTATCAATAAATTCCCGAAGTGTTATAACATCTCGAAGTGTTATATTATCAAATTCCATTATGGTATCATTACTCATGTATTGATTTATTGTTATAATACGGGTAATCAATAAATATTAGTATGGATGTTATTGGTTTAATTAAAGAAGCTCTAAAACTATTCGGTCAACTGTTTAGGTTTTATAAAGAGAAGCAAGAAAAGAAGGAAGTAGAAGATACAAAGAAGGAGCGAATAAAAGAGCTTCAGGATATTGTTGATAACCAATCTGAAACTGAAAGACAAATTAACAAAGGAGAAATTGATGAGCTTAATAAGAAATTTGGCTGGGATCCTTCTAATAAGTAGTCTAGTATCCTGTACAACTACTGTTGAGTATGTGAAGATTCAACATCCCGCGATGCCCATTGAACCAGAATGGATAAAGTTCTCAAAACAACCAATAATTGAGAAGATTGCGGATACTTTTATTGTGACCGATCAGTTTGTTGAAAAAGCAGCACAGCAGAACGAATATGTTCAGCGTGTTCGTAAGTGGAAAGCTATTAATTCTGTCCCTTAATATTAAAGGACATCCACTAAACTACCACATCCACTAATCTACCTTTAATATATAAATTTAGCCCCTGAACTGGTATAAGAGTGTTTATGTATGTTACATTTAAATATATCCGTTCTCCCCTACTAATACCAACTGGTAAACCAAATGTCTCAAACGTCGATGTCTGGTTATCACCCATAGTCAGCGTTGATCTTAAGGTGTTAGCTACATAGACATTAACCTCTATTTCACCATTACCAAAACCATCAATGGGTGGGCGTCTTGCTGTTAATATAACTTCATCAATATAAAAATCGCTAAAGTATGATACAAACGACCCAGTACTAAGAGTAGGGTTATATGACCCATTTGTACCGGTCAGTACATTACCAGATATACTATATATTAATGCATAGTGTGGTATTGAAGAAGAGTATGTATATGCTGTGTCCCAGCTAGCTGATTTACTATTAACAGTAGAATATACATTGTTTGCTTTTGCAGATATTGATGTTGTTACAGCATATCCTGCTCCATGCGCCGCAGAAGTAGAACGAACTAAAGAATACAGGCTATTATAAGAAACAACATTAATATTTGTACTAATCGATACCCAATCTGTAACGATTGTACCAACCCCTGTTTGAATGTAGTAGAGCGTACTTGCCGCTGAATCATAAGCTATATCACCCACAACCCCGGGGACTGTTGGTAATGAAGTGAGGTTAGTTGTATAGCCAAGAAATTTATTTCCAACAACGTTTCCACCGACTGTGGACCCATCACCAATATATAGTCGTTTTGTATCAACAGTATATCCAGGTTCCCCTTCTGATAATGTTGTTCTAATTCTATCAGAGTTTGACCCTTTCCGAACTATTAATTTTATGAGAGAATTATCGAAAATTTCTAATTTAGCCATTATATGGTTATTTAGTTGATTAATATGTGAATATAGGAATCGCAATCCGCTTTCCAAGTAACCCATCCCCGGATATACTTCTATTGAGAGTTATGAATCCAGCTGAGGATAGTTGTACAGCCGCTGTTGTTGTTGTATTAATAGCACAAAGCACTATAGTTGTTGTTTGGTTTACACCACTTCGAGAAAGGCGACCACCAAATGCTGCACTAAGTGATGAATTACCACTGAATACACTTAAATTATCTTTGAATGTGGTGTTTCTTGCATTATAATTTCCATAATCTATACTAAAGAAAGAGTGTTCAATACCGATACCTGTAGTTGGAAGGGTAAAGTTTGACATTCCAAGAGTTGTTCCATCAGATACATCAAAATACATCTCATCGACGTTAAATAGAAGCCGAGCATTTGGAAGAGTCTGTTGTTTGACAGTTACTTTATTACCAGTGTAATCTAGATAGTTTGTATCAATGTTAGTTGCTAGCCCTGTATTTGATGCGGTTAATCCAAGTCCGACCGTTGATGGTGCCGCCGCAGATAGATATAACGTTTTTGTTGATATTTTACCCCCAATTTCTTGGATTGTTACATTATCTACAATTGCTTGTGATATTCCTGCTGTTAACCCCTGAATAAGCACTGTTAGCCGATTAGATCCATCATATCTAATAGTAGAATTGTCGATTTGAGGAGATATTTGAACCCACCCCGATGATACGGTTGGGTCTTGACCAGATAATTGATAAAGTAATGAATTTTCAAGAACTATATCTCCGGTAACAGCACCTGTGATCCCGGTTTTTGTTGTTGTTGGTGGAAAAGACTTATTACCAACAACAACACCTCCACTAGTTGCAGAATCACCAACAAAAACACGCTTTGTATCAGTTGTATATCCTAATTCCCCCTGATCGAGAACAATTGTTCTTCTTTGTGTATCAGTACCACGACGTACTTTTAATTTAATGAGGTCTATGTTAGGCATTACAGTTTATTTAATCCTTGAAATTGTTCTTCTTTTTCTCGAATTGTATTAACATATTCAAAGTTGGGATTTGTTTGAAATTTTTCTTTATCAGCAGCGTAGGAATCAGTTATATTTGTTATTACCTTCTCCATTCTCTTTAAATCTTCATCATCGACGATCTTTAACAGAGCTTTCCGGATGATATTGAGCTGGTCATGAATGTCATACCCCTGTCTTATGATTTTATCTGTACAAATCCGCTTTTGTTCTGTCTCGTATATAGTAATCTTTGTATCATAGTGTTCTTGCTGGGAGAGAAAGACGTTATAATCCATGGAATCATAAGATACTAGCTTTCCTGTATGTACATCTCCAATCCACACACATCTCTCTGGGGGTCCTGGGAGGGTCATGATATCTTTCTCGATATAACCAGATAGGCCGAACGAATCATCAGTAAGGCAAAGGTATTTTCCTGTGTTGTCAAAAATTGCTTTCATTTTCCAATTACTAAACTATATCTTTGTTCTTTCACGGGGTTAATCCAATGCCATGCAAGGGGATCAAAGATAATCTCTTGTCCAGCATGGTCTAAAATGTGAATAAATGTATCTCCCGACTCAATACACAACCCATCCACTTGGGAAGATGTGAGATTAAACAATCTCAGCTGTGACACATAGTTATCCTTGTGTGGAAGTATGAAATCACCAGGGTCATACCGTTGTATCTGTATAAATGAGTAGTTAAACTCATTTTCTGGTACATTTTTGAGGACCATCTCCTTCAATTCTTTAGGCATGTTATTGTCTGATAACGTTTTAAATCGGGAACGACCAATAAAGTTTACAAAAGGTGTTTCTGAATAACGACATGTAAACTTTAGTTGGTTTCCTTTGATAAAATTCAGGATATCACTGCTATTAGCAATTACATCTTGTTTTAATTCAGCCACAGTAGTCATGACATTATTAAGTCATGTATTTGGGATTATCAAATATTTTTAGGTAACATTTTGATCTACATACGTGTTGTATAGCTCACCAGCAATTTGCTCCCCAGCCCCTAATTGATTTACATAAGTTACCCAGCTACTACCATCAAAATAGTATTTCTCAACCTCATATCTTAGATTAGCAGATACAACAACATTTTGGGAATAACTAATCACTGCAAACACACCCCTATTTCCATAATGTCTTATCCCAACAACCTTTAGAGTATCACCAGCTATCCTATCTTGATAATAAGCCCCGGGGTATGTGTTGAGAGTGGTAGCAGTTATTGGCATATAAGTATCAACATTTATGGTTGTATTTAACTCACAAAAGATCACTCTATCTTTTGTGACCCTAAGCAATGCTCTTGTAAAAGGTACGAGCTGAAGTGTATTATTTGCCCCAAGCACCATAACAGATGAAAGAGGTGATACAACAGCTGTTGTTGGATAGGTATATCCCCCGGCTGTTAGTGTTTGTGTTGATAGAGCCTGTACAGCAGCACCAATAATTGGTTGTGAATCATATGTAGTGGTTTTCTGACGAATAAAATCAGAGTTTGGATCGTAACTCCAATGCATTCTTGAATCAATAATGTTACGAATTTCAGCACCACTGAGATATAGTGTACCACATGCTGACAGATTACAGTAAACACTCATGCCAGAACCTTTCTTCCCAATTGCAATTGAGGTTTCATGACCAACGCCATCATACAACATCACCACTTCACCATTTAATCCGGTACCTGATAGTTGGGACCCCTGAGAGTGTATAACACCCTGGTAGGTTTCAGCAATATATTCGTCTGTGAGTGTAATAGGCATTTAAGATATTTAGGGTTTAGTCTAATATTAACAAACTATTATTAAATCTTGGTGATGGAATTAGCTTATTCGAATCAGGACCTGTGAAGCTTAGCATTTCTGTTTGTAAATTATGGATAATACCAAGAGATCTATTAATTGAAAGGGGTGTTATGGGTTCATTTTCATGAACATACACATTTTCCATATCAATATCACTAAATTGTTCTTGAATATAGTTGTATCCTCTTATTCTAAATACCCCCGCATCATTTGTCTCTTCAAGAGTATCAACTTGGTCAAAATCATTATTAAACTGACCTCGAAGGTTCTGATAGAGTATGATCATGTCTCGCAACACTTTATAAATTTCTTTATTAATGTTTGATGCTTGGACATAATCATATGCGTTTAGTTCAACAGATTCTATACCATAATTTTCGTAATTCTCACAGAGCAACACTCTATCATACTCATTTGGTTCCAAACAACCATAAAATCTTCCTCGTTTTGATATGAATATCATATCCCCATCTTTTAAAGACGAATTCAACGACATCCCCTTGAAATCCATCCGGTTTGATTCATCACCGCCATGATTCCAGGTGAAGTTTGATTGTCCAAACTTTATTTGGCAATAATTCCATATTGGTCTCTTAATTAGAAACATTCTATCATATGAAAATCTTCCAATAGTCTTCGTTGGATCATTTGCTGTCTTCTTGTATACATGTTTGTTTGTGACAATATAGAAAATATTAGATTCATTTTCACTAAACAGAATTCTCTTAAATTGCTTATCAGGGTCCCACAGAATATCTAAAGCAACCTTGGAAAGAACACGATGTTGGTCGTTACTATCCATGACATACATATAATACACTTCGTCTTTTGATGTTATGCAATAGAAGTTCTCTGTAAAATTATTATAACCAATACATAGTACTGTTTCTTTAAATGAATTAACGCGACGGAATGTAGATATGTGGTTAAAATTTGTATCAAACTTCTTAAAGAAAGTATTTCCACTATCCCACACATAAATTGCTGATCCTCCTGGAGCTAACAATGTTGGTGTATTGAATTTAGTTTTATTTCGACCAGTCCCACGACCCCCAATAGATTCAACAAGGATTCGTTGGTTTGTATTAGATTGTGATACTAATAACCGAGATACATCGTACTTATGGATGAGATCATTCCCAGAGTCACAGACAAACATATGCTTTCCAACACGACATGTATCGGTAATGTTAGAATATTCGAAATCATTATTGAAATCATCAACATATGTAGTTTGAATTGATATATCAAAAGCTCTTTGATCAAAATCCCCAGTTAAAGCAACAAAAGTTGTTGGTGTACATCCAATTATGGTAAAAGACTGCTCATCTGGTGATAAAATGCTTTCAATTGATATAATACTATCAAGAACCCCATACTTTTCAGATGTAAACATCTGAATTGGTGCTTCCCCATTTGGTCTATCAACAAAAGTGGTATCAAAGTTATATGTTTCAACAAACGCTGGGGGTATCCACGTTGGGGCTGTGCTAAGAGCATTGGTAAGACCACTATAGAATAAGACATTCTCTGGAATAACACCCTTTGGTGCTATCAATTTTGAATAAAGGTATGTCGTATTATCATAAATCTTCTTGAGCTTGCTGTTTATTACCTGGGATGTTACATATTCATTAGGTTGTATCAATATATCATTGAGATTATTTGGTATTTCTGGGTTATCACGCCCAGTTCTATCAAAAAATAAAGAAGAATTGATGATATCGGTCCGGAATGAAGGCTTTTCCACCAATACTTGCGTTGTTTCATCCGCAACATATGCATTATACACCCCATTATCTTCATAAACGGTATACTTCCCTGTGTAATCTTGACCAGATAAGGTAAAACTATCACCTGTTGTGTATCCAAATTTAATTTTATTCATCTTTATAGTATTCAAACTTAATGTCGTTAATATTTACATTACCAGGGAGGTATTTCTTGATATTAATTAGTATTTTATCTTTAATACTAGCCTGGAACTCCGTTGATGTGATTGAGGAGTTCTTCACGATTACATCAATATCGGTAGATTTACTTGTTGGTGGTTGGAAGAAGAACATTCTTCTAATTTCTTCAATGTTATTTCTTTGACCACATGGGAGAGTGAGTGTAAGATCTTGTATTTTTCGAGATTCTAATAGAAGTGATTGGACCTCATAGTCTTTTAAAGGGACATTATAGAGTTTAACATTGGATATTGTTGCATCGTTGATAGTATAGTGATTTTTTTGGTTAATCACAGCCATCAATGATGTATTATTGACCATCCCCGCTGTTCCAATGAATATATCATCATAGAACAGATCATCCAACCGATACTTAGCCGGGTCAAAGGTAATGTTCCCGAGTTTTTGATAATTATTGAATATTGTGAAGTTCCCCTGGTTTGTATCACATCTCAAGATAAATGTCCCATTATTTGATAGGTCGGAAGTGTTAATATCAATGTATTCTGTAACAATGTCTTTTCTATCATAGAGATTAACAAGAGCAATTGAAATCCTTATGGTATCACTTGAACTCCCATGGTCGAACAAGTTATAGTTAGACAAGACATAGTTGTTGTAGTCAATATAAGAGACATCAGCTGTCAGATTCATGATTTCTACAAGATCCTTGTTGTATTTTGTAATGTTGATGGTGTTATCAACATTTGATTTTGATACATACAATATTTCCGTGTTGAGCTCCCCAGTCTCATCAAATTCACTGATGGTATCAATACGAATTGGTGAAGATGATAAGGAATCAATGCGTGCTGAGGCAATAAGTCGTCGATTCTTTGTGAGTTTTACGAGATTGTTAGTGTTTACAACATAAACACACTGCTCATCATCGATAGTGCATAAGGTATTTGAAGAAAGGCTTGATATAAACGTTTCTTTTGTCTTATCCCTGAAGTTATACCGGAATATTTCATTACCTCCCGATACATAACCATATGTTGTGTCATACTTTATGCACTCCCCAGCAATTCCATATACAATATCATCATATATTGTTAAGCTCTGTAATGCTTCATCAGGAGTAAATGGTGTTACCTCGTATGCCCCTACTTCAAGTGTTGTAAGATTGAGGCAAACAGCAGTTCCATCAGCATATAAGAAGTATGCGGTGTCATCATCTTGTGTCCATCCCACATACCCTGCTGCTAACGTCGTGATTAGGTATTGCTTTAGCACTCCCCCGGTAGACACCCTGTATATTGACCCTTCATTATCGATGATAATTAGATCCTTAAGGTATTTTGATATGATAACTGTTTTGATTGTGATTGGTGATAAGGCACCAATTAATATAGTTTCAAATAAGAAATTTAAGTCTGAATTATAGACTTTAAGTTTGTTACCATCAATTATGTAAATAAATGGTGTTATCTTGTAGTTTTTGAATATACCAAACCCATATTGATAGGTATTCCCAATTAATTGGTAGAAGTCATTGGTCTTCCAATCAATGTTGTAATCAAACTTAAGGGTGAATGAGTTATACTTGTTAATCGTTGAAGATGGAATAGAGGCAAACACATTCCCTGTGAGTTCTAAGGTTGTGAGTGGGGTATCATATGTTGTTATACCATTAAATGTATTTGTTTTACTAATTCCATCGATGGCTAGCCCCTCAATCTCGGAATTATAAGTGGTAATGTCTGTATTTCCTATTCTATGATATTCATACCACTTATTTGGAGCTAATACAACATCTGACTTCTTATCAAATATTGGTGATTTTAAGATGTTTGCTGTATATTCAGCATTATTACTAAGAAGCTTCTCAATATCATCACTAAACGTTGGTGCATACACCGGAAGTGCTGAAAATGCTTGTTGTTTTGTTGTTAGATCTGGGATATAATACCGATCCACCCAAACACCCTTGGTGTTTATATCACCAGCTGATAACCATGTGGTGAGATAACGACCTCCCTTGTATTCACTTGTCATTTTATCAGCAGATACAATGCGATCACTTATTGATGGTGTTGAACCCCCAAAACTTCCATTGACTGCAAAGGTTGAGTCGTTAATATTCAGTTGTTCGTAGGGGTAAAGTGAAGAACTAGTTTGGAATAAGGTAACTTCCCCAGGTGCTACATATATGTCCTTACTAAACATAATGTAATTCAATGTAATGTGGGGATAACCAGTTTCATCATCATTCCCTGTGGTTATAGTTGTGTACTCTCTGTGATTAACTGAAGGAACCTCTGGAACCGGATTGTCAAACACTGCCCCTCTGTTGATAGTGTTGGTATCAGTAAATATATTCTTTAGCTTTAAGTCCCGGAACTTCTTTATAGCTGGATCATTTGAATATTCAAACGTTAGAAGGTGGTTACCCTTGATATTAAACCGGGATTTTGTGTCATTAATATGTCCATCTTCAATGTTATCAATATTGTATGATACCCACGATGTATTAATTTTTGGATCAACAGAATTAACCACCTGAACCTTAAGCAAATTGCTATTAATAAAGCTTCCTGTTGCAACTGATGTCAATGTGAGATTAGATGATTCTGAGGTAACCTCATATACAACCACCCCAGACACACTAGTGAGAGGCTTATAAAGAGATAGATAACCATCATCTTGGTCATATAAGCAGTAAAATGTTGTGTTATCAACACCAGAAGGTGAAATACAGAATGTTGATGGTGTCTTTGTGAAGAAAAAGTCATGATCGTCAAAGACACCCGGTTCATAAGCAAGATAAAATATGCTATCATCAACACAATGGCGGATTTTACAATATAATGAATCAATAATAACAATTTCAAAGTATGAATTGTTAACATCGATGATATTACTTGATGGTTGTACTGTTACAGAGTTCCATCCCGGGGTGTATACCTCGTTATATACAGTAAATGGTAATACTCCCAGGGTTGAGGGATCATCAAAATATAAGAAACCACCATTGAACTGAATGGTCCCAACAACATTTGATACAACAACTTGTTTTGTATCAAAAGAATAGATGTCAGAATCTTTGAGCTTATCGGTGAGGAACAAGAAAGAGTAATTATTGATGGTTGAATCATTAATAGATGACAATCCCATGACATTGTTCAATAATAACCCATCACTAAAGGGGTAATCATCTTGTTTGAATTGGAAGAAGCCATCATAGCTTTCGGCATTCTGCGATTTGATCTGTGAAAATGTTTTTTTCTGAAGACTCACGTGAATATTTAATGGAATAAATAAGGTTAGATGATTGTCTATAACCACAGCACTCCAGAAAAGCTGATTACAAAGTATTATTCTGTGGAACAACTCCGGATTTACCCAGTTTGTGAGCTTGCAAAAGATGTTCCTAATGATCTCCTGACAACAACGGACTTCACAATTGTTGAGAGTAAGGATACGATGAATTTGGATTTAAGCTTGGCTGTCCTATACAATAACATCACAGATTTGGAATCTGCTCTTCAATTTGCTCGGATTTTAGTTATAAATGGTCCCCGAATTGATACAAAAACAATAATATTCTATGTTGATCGGATTAATAACGGTCCTTTTGGTGGTCAAGTTGGTGACTATATTGCAAGGCACTTTAGATATGCAAGTAGTGGTAGAAAAATTAACAATATTGTGGGAGATGCCATTACATCATCTGATATATACGATTATGACCAGAATTTTACTAATCAGTTAATTGACGCTGCAAAAGACTGCTTGTATGCACCATGCAATTACTTTAACTATAGTAGCGGGATGGGGTTGTTAGATAATCCTGAATATATACCATCGATACACTCAACACCACCAGGTGATCTTACTCAAGATATAGCACCACCTGGTGTTCCAGTTGCAAAATCAATATATAACAAGATTTTACCAACGATACAAAATAATCTGCTCATGATGAAGCAGTCATTAATGACAATGGGTAAAAATATCACATCTCTGTTTTACACAGATGGGGAATTAAGAGACCAGGATAGAGCCTTTAAAGCTGGTAACTCAGCATATAATACCACCGGGGCTTCCCAGGTTACTGTCGATGGTAAAAGCAGACCAGATTATACCACGTACTTTGCTTTTCAAAAAGCTAAGCTCGCTGTTATGTCTATTACAGCTAATGCGTTGGGGGATTGCGGTCGCATCAATGCATTCTTTAGACAATACAACCCTTATGATTCAGAACAAAATCTGGATAATGAAAGAGGTTATTATAATCCATATGCAAGATCATACCCAGGTCGCACCAGAGAATCACTCGGGGCTGAACAACCAATTGTTCAAAACCACAACGTTGCCGGTGAAACCGGAACAGTTATAACTGAAAATGGTGACACCCAAGTCGTCGACTTCGAAGGTGATGGTTATATTGTTTCCCCTACCATTAATATTACAACAAGGGTATATGGTTATCTCAAGGAGTTTGGATCCCCAAAAGATGATCCATATGTGGGTTCACCCAATGGGGAGACTTCGTGGGATATAATTGGTGGTTCTTTAAGAAACCCACTAACGTGGCTTGGTTCTACCACATATGCAAAGTACATTCAAACAATTGAAAATACCGAGAGAAAACAAACAATTTCTCAAAATGGTATCACTGTTCCAACCATCATAGGTGAGGCGGAAGATACATTATTTATAAGAAGTGCGAACCCCGTCGGTGGGGCTTTTAGAACGTCAAATTGCGGTATTACCTCAGATCTAGTAAGTTATCTTAACAGCTTTAACATAGGTTTGGGAGACACGTTTAAAGTATTGTTAGATAATGGGTCTGGTCAACCACCTTTAACACTTAAGTGGGTCGATATTATTGAGGGTGATTCAAATAAACTCTATATTTTTAGACCCCAATATGACCCCGGATTAGATAATATATTAGTGTTTGGGTTTTCAAAACAAGGTATATCCACCACAGCTGAGGTTATTACAAATTTTGATGAAAGATTTGCATCCCCAAATCCAATAATAGCTGATGAAGATCAGGTTGTACCACCTTTACCAGAAGATACACAGATCCAGGGTATATTAGATCAAAGGGAATTACAACCCCGGGGTGCCGATGTACCATCTTTAGAAGGGCCTCTCGAAGGTGGTTCTTCACTGACACCAGCAAATGGTAACCCGTTATTACCAGCCCCACCACCTGGTTCCTAATCAGTTACCTTCACAACATTAACATCGATTATATCTTCTCCATCAGACAAGGTATTCTCAATAAGTTGTTTGAGTAGATCTTCTCTGTTCATTAAGATCCTAGTATTATTGATATCTTCAACTATCTTTTGTTTTGAATCAATATCCATTTGCTTGATCTCTTTAGCACTCTTATTCTTCTCTCTTGTTACATACACCCTATTGAGTGATTCAAGAGCTTGTGATGTTGCTTTGATAATTTCAGCAAAACCTGTTAGTTCTTTTGGATCAGACCCCGGACCCATCTGTGTTCTTAATTCACCAACAGTTTGAACTGAGTCTCTAATGAGTGTTGCAGCATTTGTTAGGAGGAATTGCTCTAATTCATCTGTTGTTAGAGTCTGAAGTGGTTGGGTGTGTTGCTCAGAAGATTGTTGTTCCTTAAGCTGATTCACAATATCTGTAGCAATGTCGTCATATTCTAACATATAATAATTTAATCAAATCTTGATTTTTATCAAATCTGTTATAAAATGAATTATGGCTTTAAAGAAAAAAGTAATTAAAAAGAAACCTGTTAGAACTGCAAAGTTACAACCAAAAGAAACTCCAGAAATTATAACTGTGGTCGGGGATGTACCTGTAAATTATGTTGAAGTTAGTTCTGATACCCTAGTAATGAGCGTTGAAGAATCTAAATTACATATTATACCAACTAGTTGGGTTGAAATCGACTGTAAAATTAAGTTCATCCAATCACATCCAGATGCTAAACTACCAACAAAAGCACATAGTTGTGACAATTGTTGGGATTTATATGCAGTTGAAGATGTTAATATCCCAGCATCGTTTGGTGTTTCAAAGAATGGTGTTGTCTCTAGAGTAACAATTGGAAGTGCAATCGTTGATGTTGGTATTACATTAGCAGATATTACACCAGGTTTTGGTTTTGTATTTAAACCTCGATCAGGATTAGGGTTTAAGCATGGTGTTTACCCACATCAGGGAGAGATTGATAATGGTTATCGGGGAAATTTAGCAGTAAAAATGTATAACTTCACCGGGGATGCATATATGGTTAAAAAGGGTGATAAAATCTGCCAGTTTAAGGTTGAAAGAGTTTATGAAACAGTTGTAGAATTTACTGATACAATTGTTGAAGCAGCTCGAGGTGCTAATGGATTTGGCTCTTCAGGAAAATAGACATAATAGAAGTATGATTAATCTTGATGGTATTCTGACGGAAAAATTTAGACCAAAAACCTTAGATGAGCTAATTTGTGATGATAAAACCAGAAAACTGGTAACCCAATACAAGAAGAAAGGGGAGATACCAAACCTACTTCTAAGTGGACCAGCTGGAACTGGAAAAACTAGTTTAGCAAAGGTAATTGTCAATGATATCCTTGGTTGTCAGTATCTTTACATTAATGCAAGTGATGAGAATGGTATTGACACTATTCGGAACAAAGTAACGAACTTTGCTCAAGTCAAATCAATTGATGGAAAGGTAAAGGTCATTATCCTTGATGAAGCTGACTTTATTACATCCGGGGGTCAGTCAGCTCTTCGAGCAACGATGGAGCAATTTGCAGAATACACGAGATTCATCTTGACTTGTAACTACAAGCATAAAATCATCCAACCTCTTCAGTCAAGATGTCAGCTTATTGTTCCAAAGCTTGATATTCAACATGTTGTAAAGAGATGTCTTCAGATCATTAAGCAAGAAGGTATTGCTGTTCCAGAAGACCAAAAGAAGCCTCTATTGGAACTGATCAAACAGTATTTCCCTGATGTTCGAAAGACTATCAACGAAATTCAAAGGAATGTAATTGATGGAGCTATTCAGATTCAGTCCAATCAAGTAGATAGAGAGCTATTTGACAAAGTGACGGACCTTCTCAAAGCAAAGAAGGTAATCGCTTGCCGGAAATATCTAATTGATAACGAAGGTGTGTTTCAGGGTGATCATCAACAGTTTCTAAAGCAGTATCTAAACTATATCTATGATATTACGATGGATGATGGGACAAAAAAGGCGATGATCGCAACCATCGCCGAGTTTTTGTATAGAAGTTCGTTTATCCTAGACCAAGAAATTGGGGTATTTCATTGTCTTATACAACTTGAACAGCTGTTATAAGCCTTTCATGTATTGGCCTGTGTAGGATGATGAAACCTCCGGGGTTGCCATTGTAGAATTAACTTCTGCTGGCAATACTGTATTAGTGGTGGGCAGATTCGTGTCGGTTGACATGTATCTGCCCGTTCCCCTGTCTGTTTGACGCGTTGGATGGTCTTTAAAGTCCTCAACAGGTTCTGGTTTGATATTCACCTTTGATTGGTGCTTCCAGGAATCCGGAATTGGTGGAAGATTTGGATAAAAGTCTTGTACTTCAACAATGTCGATAGGAATTGTAATAAATTCTGTATAACGACCACCACCGGTATCGATTGCAACATCAGCATAACCAACTGTTGGTTGTGTTGCATTGGACCCTGGAATCTTCGGTTTTGTTGATACAACACGAATATGCTGGTCTGTCTTAAGAAGATCGTCAATCTTTTTCTGCACACCTGGATTCAAGTTTTTGTATTCCTGTGATTTCTTAAAATCTGATTTGAATTTTATTACATCACCAATCAATACACCAGAATTCTGATAGCGTTGGTATACATTTTCATAAAGTGATAAAAACTTGCTAGGTGCTTTGTGCATAATTAATATTTAGTTTCGATGAAGCCTTTTCAATGATAAATATACGAAGATGGCTATTAGATTAGATTTTCTTGGTCGGGATTCAACAAGAGTACAAGATGAATATCAATATAAAGATGTTCGTCTTGATATTGCCCCATCATTTACACGTAATCCCCAAGTTCTACATGAAAATGAACAGGAAGATTTAGAGTCAATCTATGATATTAATGTACTTACAAATTCAATTAAGAATTTCCTCACAACTATCCCCGGGCAGAAGCTCCTAAATCCATTTTTTGGTATTGATCTTCGAAAATATTTGTTTGAACCTGTTAATAATCGAATTGCATCAGTTATATCATATGACATTAAGTCACAAGTTGGTCTATTTGAACCACGAATCACTATAAACACAGTTAATGTTCAATCACTTCCAGAAGATAACCTATATGTTGTGGAGATTTTTTATACTCCAAATCTAACAGACAACAAAGAACCAATTAAGCTCGAAGGGGTTCTTAATAGTGATGGGTATTTCATTATAAATACAAATACTGACGTTCAGACCCAGGTACCTTTCTATCTATGAGTAACTTTACAGACTATACCCTTCCAAAAAATGCATATGCAACGTTTGATGCGTTAAGCATAAAGCAATTATTTGTAGATAAGCTTAAATCCTCTGGGGTTTTTGGTGACCAATCATTTGAAGGTAACAACTTTAATAGTGTTATTGATGTTGTTGCGTCGATGTATCATATATTACTGTTTTATCTCAACCAAACGTCATCAGAAACGATGTTCTCACAAACAACGCTGTGGGAGAACATGAATAAGCTTGTGAGTGGGTTAGGATACAAACCAACCGGTCGCCAAACATCGATTGTTGACTTTATTCTAACAGCAAACAATAATATTGATGTGGGTTTCTACACAATAAAGCCATTTTCCTTTACAAACGTTGATGGAATTCAATTTACATTACTTGATAACATTACTTTTGAAAAGACCACAGCAAATAGTGAAGAAGTTTCAATATCAAAACCATTTCTTCATCAAGGGACACTATTTGAATACCCAACATACGTTTCTGTTGGTTCTGATTATGAAGTTGTTATAATTGCATATGATAATTTTGTTGATCAACAAACAGATAAGTTCATCTCCGATAATACTATCCGTGTTTATGTAAAAGATAGTTCTGATACCTGGTCTGAATGGGAAGAAACCCGATCGCTCTTCTTTCACTCACCAAATGAGCAGGTATATGAGAAAAGACTTAATGAAAATGGACGATTTGAAATAAAATTCGGGAATAACATTAATGGGAAGAAGCTCGACAGTGGGGATGAAGTTGCTATATACTTCCTTGTTAGTATTGGGGAGCGAGGAGAGATCAGTGCCAATAAATTATCAGATGGGAAGGTATATCCATATAATTCATCAAGAATACAGCAAATACTTGCAGATGTATTGGTTGATGTTGACTTACTCCCAAATAGTCAATATACAAACCTAACACTCAATAACCCAAATCAATCAACACCTGTAACACAGGAAGAAACAGTTGATGAGATGAGAAAGAATGTACCGCTTCTGTTTTCACAGCAGAACAGACTTGTTACAACTGAAGATTTCCGATCATTTATTGAAAAGAATTACTCAAACATTATTGGATCAATTAGTGTGGTTAATAACAACACCCTAATAAATGATTACATATCATACTTCTATGATATTGGACTTGATAAACCAAATGATGACTGTCGGGTTCTTATCAACCAACTTAACTTTCAGACATCAACTAATTTCAATAATGTTTATGGTGTAATGGTTCCAAGTATTGGAGCAACCCGAAGTGATAACTTTCAGTTATTTGTGTCTCTTCCACAAAAGCAGCTAATCATTGATGAAGTTGAGAAGCTTAAAGTATGTACACAAAATTTTGTACCTCTTGACCCAGTATATTACGGCTTTTCTCCAGGGTTAGCATTTAATGGGGAACAATTGAGTAATAGTATTTGCGGTGAAACATATATCGTCATTAAACACAAAAAAGATACACAGCAATCAAAAGAGAAGATAAAGGCTGATGTTTATCAAACTATTTCAACCTACTTCAATACAAAAAATTGTGAGCTTGGTCAAGTTGTAAGTCTTCAACAAATATCTGATAGTTTACTTGCAATCCCTGGCGTAGCAAACATCGAAACGCGCCGGGTAAGTGGTGATAATATCCGTACTATTCCGGGGGTTAACTTCCTATACTGGAACCAAACCTACCCAGTTGATGATATTAATTCAACACAACAAAATATTAAGCTGAGATTTTTCCAATACCCATTCTTAGTTAATAATGGATTTGTAAATAGAATTATTGTTGAGGATGAATAATATTAACACAGAATATGTACATTTTGAAGTTTATAATTTTACTGGAGCACAAGCTTTAAGCAGTTATACACTAAGAGATACTCCCCTGACGTTCATTGCTAATATTTCTGCTCTCCCAGCACAGTATGCAAATGATCAGATATTATGGTCATTTGGAGATAGTACATTTGATACATCACTCACAGGAGTCCATGTGTATGACCAACCTGGTGTATACACAGCAACATGTTGGGTCTATGACCTATCTGGGAATAGCTACCAATCATCGTTCTCCACAGATGTCACTATTCAAGACTTCGTTGAAGATCGAGTATACTTTTCAGTTAGCTCAAATATAACACTCACAAGTGGCCAAATTAACCAACCCATATCAATTATTCGGTCTAATTCTGGAAGAGATTCAATAAACTCAACAATAAGTCTTGGTTCATCGGGCGGCTCATTATCATTCTTTGAACTTGGATTAGATACCAACAAATATGGTCACCTTTTACCATACTCAACATTTTACAAGCTTGTATCAAGTGAAACAAGCACTGAGTTCGTTGAGATTGACAGTATTGATACAAGGAACAACACAACACTGTTTTGTATAGTATCAAATAACACCATATCATTCTGTAATTCATCAGTAATTGGATCAATTTTTTGTGGAACCTCTGGATATGATTATGTTTACTTTAAAGATGATACCCCAACCCCCACTGTAAATTTATATTGTTGGTTTGATGGAAGAAATTCCAATATTAACACATCTGTTTGTGGTATATCGGGGAGTGTTGTTCAAAATAATGACCATGATAGTCTTTCCATAACATCAACAGGGATTGATGGTGAAGGATCAAGATCTTACATCTATAATATTGATAAGACCGCTTTTGTTAATGAAAAGATATACTTCGTTGTGAAGATAAAAGATTCATCATGGTATAGTGTTAAATACCCCTCGATATTCACATTATCATCAGCCTTTTCTTGTGTGTTGATTGATAATAGTGGTAATATTCTTCCTTCTAAATTAGAAAATAACTTTACGATATACAACACAGTATCAACAGGTGGTTATTTTAAGGGGACCATTGTTCCACTAGTGGAATCGGCAAGCACCCGTATATCTGCCTTTGGTGTGGGACTCGAAGGGCAATCATCTACATTTACTGTTAGTCCCTCAACTGGGCATTACAACATATCGAAGAAAAATGAAAATTTCGACTGGACTCAAACAATGAAAGACATATGTTTCCAGGAAGTTTTAATTGATTCAAATGTACTATTTGATGATTTTATCGGTTCTATATTTGGTGGTCTTTCTGGATCACCAAGTGGTCCTGGAAAATTACCATATGAAAAGATTGCGAATTTTGTTGATAACAACCAAACAATTGATTACTGTAATATAGACAAATTCTATTCAATATGTAGTGCTCTTGGGTACGATATTAAAGACACCCGGGCAAATGTAAATTACCCACCACAAATTAAGCGCCTTGTTGATCTATTCTCTATAAAGTTTGAAAAACTGGTTGGCACCACTAATAAGTTTGATGAAAATTTCAATAGGCTTGGAGATTACGATATTGATGTATATGGCACCAATATTGGGATTGAATTAGACCTCATGACCCACATATTAACAGGTGGTGATAACTTTATTGTTGCACAAGAAAAGTTCTCTGGGGAATTTACAAAATGTAACACGTATCTCCTATCATCTGGGGCGTCATATCCCCTATCATCTTACTCTCCAGATTGGGGGTGGAATTTAGTTCTTGGTACTCAAGTATCAGGAGCTGATATTGGGAGATATTACACGTTTTACTCTTTTGTATCTAGTAACGAAACTACCCCTGTAAATAGCATTTTTGATTACACCAACCCACTCCACCACACATCAATCAGCTACACAAATTGGGAAGAATCAGGTGGTATAATTGATGATATGCTCATTTATCAATTCTTATCAAACACCAACATAATTTCTTCCTACTAAATAGCAATAGATGTACGATATTGTTACCTATGGTTATGGAAGTGTAGAGAATTCTATCACTAATAATAATACTGTTCCTGGTAACCAATTAGATCTTTCCCAGCCATTTACTTACTATGACTTTCTAAAGAATACCCGGGGATTTAATACAGCTGTTGATTATAATGATGGTTATCTAAACTACCTCAATAATTGGTACACAAGCCAGGGAGAAACACCAACAGCTGTACAACAGCTTATTGCAAACCAATACATTAACCTCATTAGGGATATTAATCTCAACTATACAACTAATGAGGAGAAGAGGTTCCTTCAAAATATAGACTTTAATTCGAAAGAAGATCTCCAAATTGTTATTCCATTCTATTCTCGGAAGCTTAAAGATATTATTCTCCATATTAGAGATAAACGGGAAGAGGTCAAATATGTCATTGATGTAAATTCTATTAAGGGGTCAAATAAATCCCTGGAGAAAGCCATATTTGAAACAATAACACAAACAATACTAGGGGATTCAACATATAACGTCTCTCTTTCAGCAGTCACCAATGATATGGAGATTGAAATTGAAGAGTTTATTGATACATACTCAAAATATTTCAATGTACCACCCACAGCTGATAATGAACCTGAATCTCGGGAAAGATTTTATTCAGCAAATTCAAATGTTATTGATGGGGACCTATTCATCAATTTTGATCAAAAGCTAAAAGACAGTATCTTTAAGAATACATTTCTCACCGAACTTGGGACGAACTTCTCTGTTAATGTTGATATAACATCCCTTATATCATGTAATCCGAATGATGAATTCCGTAGTCAGATTACAAGTCAGTGTGCTGGTGGAATAACCATTGAGGACCGCTTAAATCTTCAGAAACAATTAATACAAAAGTATATTGGGGTTGATTATTACTACCTCTCATCAAATTCACTTGGTCAAACAGTGTCTGGGATGTTGTTTAGAGCAGATAACCCATCAGGACACCTGCTAAACACCAGAAATTCATCAACACAATCAATTCCATCAGATCAATTAACATCATTGAGACAATTTGGGATGTATTTCACTCCAGATAAGACTGGTATACTTCGGTTTAACACAAAGACAAAGAAGCATTCATTTGATCTCTCTGTAGTTGAATCAAATACAACCTATATATTCCCAGATCCGGAGGTTTGTGGTAATGTTTACTACAATGGTGAAACACCGGTTGTTTATACCATAACATATGAAGATGATATAGCTAATATATCAAAAACATTCACTGCTGGGGATCCGCGTGTTGATAGACAAGACCAATCCTACTTTGGGTACTATTCAAAACAACAAGATATTCAGATCAACCCAGTTGATCGGTTTAATGTTGATCTTGTTAGCTTGTATAATGAAGGGTATATTCAAGAATGGCGTCAAGATATTTTTGGTAATCAGTATGGGCTGTTTAAATCTAAGTTCCAAGACTATTTTAGAACTTTTGAAGATAGTAATGATGTATATATTAAGGACCTGTTACTAAATGGTGGTGATTTCTTTGATAATATAGAGGGATACACAAACAATTCTGATTTTACCCCCTTTACTGGGGTATTTTCAAGCTATGCTGTTGATTATTACTTAACCCTCCGACAATTTACACCATATGCAGAGTTTGAAGATATTGGTGCTACAACGACATATCAATTCACCTTGAAAGATGGGGGGTTATTTACGTTTTTAGATGGGTCCCCACTTCCAGATGGTATTTCATCTGATTCAATATCATTACCCTCAGTTATTGTACCGGGGTATTACTATAGAACCCTCACTGATGGTGGTTTAAACATTTCATACACTCGAGCTTTGACAGGATCTGGAGCGTCGTATGAGGGAACTTTTATTTCATCCCCAAATCACATCTTGTCTTCTGGAGAGAGCTTTGATGGTGGTAGTTTTGATGTTGATAACTCTATACATGGTGGTTATGAATATGGTGAAGGGCGATATTTCATTAATGAGTTACTCCCTGGTGCTGAAACAATTATATCAACACTATCATCATATGGAAATAGTGAACATGATATCCAATCAGTTAAAGACCAGCTTGGTGGTCGACTCGTTGTTGGAGATTACATGACTGGTTATGTATATCCACTGTCATCAACATATGCACTATACAATACATTTAAGAAATACAATCAGGATGTTCAGAATAGTGTATTCCATGGTGATATCATAACGTTTAATGTGTTTTATGATTGTATTCAATTACAAACCGGGGATTACTTTGTAGTTGATAAGATTGTGTACGACTCTGATGGTTTTGCCACACCACACACCATCAACACCTACCATTCATTATCAGCTGATAATGTTTCAATAACAAACCCTTTTTATGTTAATGGGAAGGTATATTATTGTGTACTAACTCTTGAAAGAACAGGAGACACACAATATGTCATTCCAACTTTCTATAGTTACAGTGTATCTAACAATACCGAGCATGTTGAATTTCCTAATGCATCGACAACCTTCAATGAGTTAAGTTCAAACTTCACTCTTACACAGGTTAGTTCAGCAGATTGGTTTAGTAAAGTCATCACACCACGTCTTACCTACAATTCCCGGAACATGGTGTTTGGTCTTTCATTTTTATCTTATAATCAAAACAATTCACCATATGTATTTGATTATAAGATCGAGGGAATTAATAAAGAGTTTAAGCTCATCGACCAACGGGTGTATCAACCATCAAATACATCTGGTATATACAGCAACACCCTAAATCTCACTGCCATTCCAGCTGAAGTACTTGGGTCTGGACTCACAATTACAGGGGGGTCATTTAAACTATAATGCATACAACAACCATTTATCTATCTTCAACAGACACATCTGGATTAAGCAGTAAAACATATGGATTTTCAGAAGTGACATTGAAAGGTAATACATCTGTTATATTTGACTTCACAAGACTTGACGAGTCAATATATCGAGTAAATGTCATTAAGTTCCAATATGGTGATGGAAGTGATATTGAAACTTTCATCCGCCCGGTTGTATACAATTACAGAACTCAGTCTATTGCAAATGAAATCTTATACAATAAGGTTGGTTCGATCTGTGTTCCTTATAACCACAATTATATTCCTTCCTCAAGTACATATTTTTTAAGGTTGACTTGTCAGGCTGTGTGTTTCTTCAACAATATGAAGACATCAACATTTAATGTTCCTATTCGTATAGCTCAAAATTCATTCTATGATGAAATTGATGAACTTCGAATTGTTGGTTCACAATTGATCCCGGATAGTACCTCTTCAACTATTCTTATTGTTGATCAATTGAAGTCGCAGTTTACAAACACAATGGTTTTGTCTAATTAAGACTGACCACGGAACGGCTTTACACACTTGATAATGTTAAAGTACTTATCTTCTGAAATTCTGTGGATGACCTCAACAACAAGCCATTGCCCAAGCACCTTGTTGTCAATATTTTGAAACACTTGCTTGTCCCTTGATAGATTCAACTGATCTTTCTCAATATTAATGAATACCCCAGCTTTACGATATGGGGCACCATTGGTAACAAACTGGAGTTCCATATTATTAAACAACAAGTCCCCCACCATTATTGCTTCTGCAGTAGCTTGGTGGTCTATATTTTGATAAGGAAAAGATAAGACCTTATAGTTCTTTGCTTCAAAGCCTGTTTTGGTATCATCAAGGTCTGCATTGAGTTGGGGGTTTATATACCCCTTCGTTGCAAGAGAACTAACGACATTTTGATTGAGCTTATCGATCACATCTTTGATCTTTAGATATACAATTGCATTAACATTTGAAGTCAACTCATCGGAGACAATGCATATGTCAGTGTGGTGAGTATTTGAAACATTGAACACAACATCAGAGAAAGAGTAACCATTAATGACATTCTGTCCATTTCTCTTTGCAGCAGCAACCTTTGGATCAATTGATGCAGCATCATCACTTTGTGACCCAATGATAAAGGTCTCATTACTAGCTCGGGGAGCGATATTTCCAATCATGGAAGTGAACGGAACAAGAATATATGTATCACTTTGCTTGTCATGAATGAGTAAACACTGTGTCCACACCCCATTATCCTTAACAATATACAATTTTAATAGTAGAGTGAGGAGATCATCTAAATTGTAATGAAGAGGTACCTGATACATAAGGGTTTGTTCCCCATTAATATCATCTGACAATTGGCCATCCTTATAAATCTTGAGTTTTGCTTCAGATCCGCGTGAAACCGATAGTATTTCCTTAATATACTGCCCCAAATTAACATCCCCCTTGATTTGAAATGGTGAGGGGAGGTCCCCGCCGTTTAATGCGGATGCTTTTGTTTCTCTTAGACTTGCTTCTGTTGGAGCAATGAAGTCTATAAGATTAACAGCACTATTTGATTTTTCTGAGTTAACAGACGTTGTATTGTTGAAAATACCCCAAAAAGCAATGTCCATTGCCTTCACCCCCTGGGGTTGTCGCTGTGATAAGGCTGAATACTCACTTGGTGATAAACGAATGAACATTCCTCCGCGGTTATTTGACTTAAAGTTAATTAGATTTTCTAAAACGTTGTATTGGTTTTTGAATATAATAGATCCTTTGACATCAAGATTAAACATGGTATCAACGATTTCAATACCTCCAATATTTTGATATGATAGTTGGGTGAGTTCCTTTTTAAGATTTCCGGTGTTATAATCCCCAGTATACACAAACCCCTCAAACACATAATCCTGATTATTGAGTTTAATTATATCAGCCATTTTTTAGAATTGAGTTTATAACTGTGTCTACATATTCCTGCTTCAGTACAATATATGTATCATTTGGATCAACGTAAAATTTATTGACCTTATCAGGGTTAAAGATCTTGATCAACCACCACAAAACGAACTTGTTATTGATTTCCTTATCTGGGTTATAAACAAGGTTTGCAAATGTAGTAAATGGCATTCGAGCAGCTGGTGTATACTCTGTAAAGTACTCTGGGTTCAATTCTGGAAGTTGAATTTTATTTGTAATATTATAGAAGAAGAAGTCCTTACCTTCATTTGTGGTTGTATAGACTTTAAAGATATGCTCATAAAACCCCGGTACAACAGGGGTTGTTGAGTAGTTTAAGAGCTCGGGAATCTGAAGGCATGTTTTTTGTTTCATAATCTACCTCTCAATCTGCTTAATGTCTGTAAACCTCTTGTTGAAATCACAGGATTCACAAGAAGTTGTTCATTAAAGTTATTTGTTGTTCTTACAAAAGATGTTAAGGGGGATTGGAGGAACGTTGTTTGTCCTGTCCCCTGGATTCCAACACTGGCTCGAATTGATTGAAGTATTTGCTTTGGGTCTCCTCTGAAGTTGGTAGATTGGAGCTCATTTGACAACATCATATTTGCTGTTGGTTCAAGAAGAGATCTTAAGTTGATAGTCACCTCATATGCATCAGGAACAATACAGTTTATAACACCGCCACCTGGGGCTGGATTTATTAAATTTACGTTTCTTCTATTACCAACGAAAGTTACATTTATAGTATTCATGTAACAAAATGGTAATTCTGTTAATCCTGGTATCCGGGCACTATAGATCTTTGGTGGTACAACCCGTGACACAGAGCGCCGAAACGCCCGGTTCTGATAAAACAACAAAAATATGAGCTCAAAATTTTTCTGATAGGTGTCTCGATCTCTCGTGTTTATAAGCGGGAAACTAATTTTATACGATTCTTCATCATTACCAAAGCTATAATATTTTGGTTGTTCAATAAACGCCCCAGGGGAGGTGAGGGTAAAAAGAGATGCAAACTGTTCAATTGCTTCTTTTGCAACTCCAAGCATTGAACCGATACCAAGAGGATTCTTTTGTAATAACCCCTCTGGAGAACCACCGAAAGTTGATATTATACCACGCTCTGGGCTTAGATATGGAAACACATACTTAAACCCCGTTTGTGATCTTTGATATAGTAAGTTATACGGTTGTAGATACTTGTCTGTTAATCTAACATTAGATATACCACCGTCAAGAGCATTTAAAAATGTAGCAGCTGTACTAATACCTGTTCTAAACCCCTGAACTGCCCCATTTGCAAACTCACCAATGGTGGTCCCAGCAAGGCCACCTGTTCGCGGATCAATAATCCCATTGCCTATACCTATATCTGTCACAAAGGTATCGACTTTTGATATAATTTCCTTTGCTGACTTTGTAAATGCGTTATCACCGGCTGTATCAATAAGCTCTGATAATCTGTTTAGACCATCTGATGTGAATCCTTGAGTAACAAAATTCTTATAATACAAAAATGTTGCAACTGCAGCGTTTGTTGTTAAATCAAACTCATGAAGAAGTATATAGGGTGTTTTATCTACTTGATACTGTGATAAGGGGGTCCCAGTCCAGGGGAAGTCCCGAATAACATCAATAATACCTCCAGCGGAAGCAGGGGTAGCTACGACAGGCTTTACATCATCAAATTGATTAGTACCCTGTGTTTGTAATTGAAATATCTGCCCCATCTACTTATTTAATACCAAAGGAGTATGCCGAGTTATTAAATATCTGCCGGGGAGAAGGTGATTGTGATGAGGGGACAGAACCACCGCCAGGTTCATTAATAATGGTTGAGCCTCCCTGCTGTGTTTTTACTCCAATTTCACTAATAGACTTTCCATTCCGGATGATCTCTTCAAGTATCTTCTTTTGTATACTAACCTGTGTTGTGAGTATATCATTTGTTCTGTTGATTTGCGCAATATCAGCTCGAAAGGTGATAGTCTTTATACCGGTTGTATCAATCTTGCTTATACCCTGGAATATACCCTTGAGGGTTTCATCGATGATCGTTAGACCAGCTGTTGAACTAATAATACCCTGGATACCTTCTGATACTAATTTGAGATTATCACCATATCCGGATAAGTACCCAATTTTTTGTTGTAACACACCAAATGCTTCCCCAGTTAATGCTAGTTGGGTAGGGTCTATATTACTGAGGTTGTAAAACAGCTGGTTAAATTTTTCAGCGTTTTTAATATCAACAACAAATATTTGTGATACTGCTTTTGCAAGCTCCATAATAGCCTCCGATGATGTCTGAATATCTTTCCCTTTCGCTGTAAGTGTAATTATCTTATCAATTGGTCCACTATTGCTGAAAAAATCAACGAAACTCATCGATGCCCCGGCAACTGCAGATCCAAGAGCAACAGCAGCAAATTTAGCTAGTGAAGTTGCTAATCCAGTTAGAGAAGAACTTACATCCCTTATTTTTTCACCAGGTATACTTAAGAGTTTGTCAAAAAATATGGTTATATGTTTGAACCCATCCCACATTCGCCGCACTATACCTTCTGTAGTGTTAAATGCTTGGAACAACACCCCAGAGAATATATCAGCTATCTCAACAGCACTACCCGTGATTGTGGATATTACAGACTTCAAAACGTTTAATGAAGGTTGTAGGTTATCATTAATAAATCCAACAACCTTTTCAAATGCTCCGATCAATTTGAGCGATATAACAGATGCTTTATCTAAAAAATTATCATAGAAATCTTTAACTAGTGGTGCTAATTTATCAATTGTTTCAAACACCCTATCAACAACTTCAGATACTATATTACCTGTTAATGTTGCAATGTGGTTGATGCTATTAAACACTGGATCAAACATTGATTTAATAATGCTGCCAACTTCAGATACTAACTTACCAATAAACCCAAATAGGTTTGTATATATTGTTGTAAATATATGTGAAATTAGGGGTGTAACATCCTTTATAAGGTTTCCAACTACTGGTAATACACTCATTAAAAACTCCTGGAGCTTTGGGACCATAGTTAAGAGGAATTCCTTAACAAGAGGATACACAAATCCGATAAATTTCATGAACGCTGGTATACCCTCTGTGAGAGCACCAATGATTTCCGGTAATTTATACACTAAAGCTGTTAAAATAGCAGCTCCTCCAATAATTGCAACAGATGCAACGATAGCTGGCATTATACCACCGATCATTCCCCCAATATTATCAATCAGACCAGCAACGGCCCCAATAATCGATTGTGATTTTGATATAGCAGCTCGAGCTGGAGAAGTTCTTTGTGTGTCATCCTGGGTGTTGGTGGTTTGTTGTACTCCCGGAGTGGGAAGGACATCAGCAGCGTATGGTCTATACTTCCCAACCTGGAAAGCCATAGCTATTTCGTCCGCAAATATTTTTGCTATATGACGTTGCTTACTATCAGTTGTAAACTTCCCAAATTCAATGGTGTGACCAATAATCTTTGAGACCTCGATCCATTTACTTTGCTCTTCACTAGTGAGCTCTGATGTTACAATGTTATGTTCAATTGATTCATCGCGACGAGATTGTTGCGTGGCTGTACCACGCTCTCCATCGCGACTATTAAGTAATTGTAATACCTTCTCAACAATATCCATTCATACTATTTAAGTGTATTACTTAGTAACGAATAGCTGGTCTATAGTCAGTTTTTTATCCCCAATCACCAAGCATTCACTTTCAACAGTCCGGATATCCTGGATGAGTTTAATTACCTTGTTGTTAATAGTGAGTGGAAGATTCTTAACGACTTCTTTTCGGTCCTTATATTGAATGTCGTTAAATACGACTGTTTCACTTCCAACTGTTACTTCACTGATGAACTTAATAATTTCACCAATGTATAAAAGATTAACAAGCTCTCCAGAATCTTTGATGTTATTGTTCTTAATTTCTGTTATTAACTTTGTGACCAACTTGTTCTCATCACTGAGAGTTGGAATAACACATTTAACCTCAATGTCTTCATCGACAATTGTGGCTAGATCTTCCAACATCTTTGTTTTAGGAACAGAAAGTGTGGTGGTTGGCTCGTTCTCAACCTTATCTCCCATTGCAGCTATTCTCAATCCAAGTAAAACGTGGTATTTATCATACACTTTGAACTCAATATTATCTTCAATACAGTTATCCATTACGATTTGGTTGATTGCTCTTGTAATTGTAAGTGGTGAAACAACTCCATCGAATCCAATAGCTGAAATAATATCTGTTTGCTGCGTTATGGTAAGAGGGGTAAAGTGAACTGATCTTCCCAAGCTTGGAACCCAAATTTGAACGGTGTTTAATGTGTTGTGTTCCTTAAGATTTGTGATTATGTTCTGAAAACTCATACTTCAATTTATATTCTACTTTTGTTTATTCAACTCTTTATTCTGCTTGTCAATTTCATCACTATACATCTTCATCAGCAATTGTGTCTCCCCGGGTGTTAGGGATATGTAGTGATCATATGATTTTGATACCTTATTAAGGAAGTGATATTGTGTCTGATAAAGCTGCATTAGTGGTTGTCCATATAATTCCATTAGCAACATTGGAAGAACACCATTCTGAATAGATAATTTGATTGGTTGTTTGATGTGTTCCTCATAACCAGCAAGAAATAACACCCTTTCATATTTTTTATCCACTTTATCAAGAAAGGATTGGATAGAATTAACAGGTATGTACCCAGAACCATTCTCTCGTATTGTTGATGTAATAGCGTCCCGAGGATTAAGTGATTTTGGAATGTCAATGTCGGTCCAAAGACCACTGGTGTACATTATTCTGTCACTATATGTATTTTCAATTTCATCAAGTGTAAGAAGTATGTTATTCAGGTCATATTGAAGAATCTGGTCAATTTCTGTACTACATTGAATGTATGGATCAACGAAAATGATGCGCATGGCAATCAACACATAAAATTTCTCAATACAGTTGAGATCTTTGAATGGTTCCAACCACTCATCAAAGTAATTGCAGAACCCATCGATGTCTTTGTTCTCACAATATTTGACAATGTCGATATATTGTTTATTAGTCAGTTGTGGAACACGAATCGACCTGTTGTATACATCAAGTCTGATGGAGAAACTCATAATTATGCCTGTAACGCCCCGGGGATGTTGTTTATAATATCAGGTATTGGGGGACCCTGTATTGGTTCTGGAGGAATCTCCCGGGTCAATGGTCCCATAATAACTTCACCGGTTCGTTCCGGGGTTGTGATGGTTTCTGTTGATCTTAAAACTAATGGTAACTGCTGGTTATATGTAAAGGTAAGATCACCATAATCTGGTGAGGAGATGAAATAGTCTCTGAAATACCATATGCTCGACTTTGAAACACTTGATATGTCAGACATCCCATCATATGATAATTCATCAGCTTCAACATTTGTTGGGTAACAGTCAAAAAAGGTAAATATCTTTCTTAACTGCCATTGTGTACCTATTTCATTTGGTAATAACCTGTCCTTTACCCGATCAATCCGTGTATACAGCTGAACTTCAATATCACAACAAAGATCAAATTCATCCTTAATGAGACCATAGTGTGACATTGCAATAACCCAGGGTCTGAGAAGAAAATCGATGATATCAAGATTTGTTTCAAGTACGTCTAATGTAAAGCCACTATATGCTTGTCTATTACCTGTTACAAAACCTGGTCGCAATCCACCTCTGTTTTCAATTTCGAGAGCAGATACATCAACCCCATCTCCAATTAAATTCATTCCCCGGCAGAACATATAACCAAGATCAGGTCGTATTTCACTAGTGAAATCAATAACAGGCCATGCTTCACTGCTGAGTTGATTTTCACAAGCAATCATCATTGTTTTGATGTTAGCTTGAACTTGCTGAAGCCGGGGGACGTTTAAATTAACAACCCACAGATTTTTAAGCGGGATGTCATTTCTCCATCGAGAGATTGCGTCAAGAAAAGCGTAATTAGGAAGAGGCATTCCTAATTATTTAAGCTTATCGTAGAAGTGCGTAAGCACGTTGCTTGATATCATCTGGGAATTGTTCGAACATTTCAGATTGAGCGATATCAGCTAGAAGAGTTTCAATTGAATCCCCTTCTTCATCACCAAATGATTGATCAAAATCATCTGAAGAGACGTCAGGACCAGGTCCTCCATGTTGTGCTTCTTGAGGCTGCATTCCATTAAAGGCTTCCCATATTAGGTTTTGGTCTTTTTTAGTCATTTAGATTAAGGGTTGAGTGTTGGTGTAAGGTCAATACCAGGAACGGTGAATGATTCAACATCATAGAAGTGATAAGAAATGGTAACACCAATCTTCACAGTATCACCACGACCTTCAGCAATGGTGTATTGAATTGGGTTGATGTTGCGAATCGAAGCTCCATAGAGGGTGTAGATACCATTTGGAATAGGTTCAAGATTCTTATCAAGCTGAGCTAGCTGAATGAGGTAATTGTTGTTTGGTGTTCCATAATTACCAGCAGAGGTAACATCATCAAATAAGAATCTTGATGCAACTTCAAACTTTGTGCGTAATCTCCCATTCTTTGGTAGGTAGAACTCAAGCTCATATGAATCCGAACCCGGATACTTTGCAGACCCTGGAACGTTAAACGGAAGACCCATGTAAGGAGCTTGGACGTTTTCAATATTACGACCCGGAAGAGCAGCAGCTCGAACATATACTAGCTCTTCATCAGTGAATGAATCGATACCAGCAAGGTTAAGCTGAACCACTCTGAAAAGGAAGTCTCTTGAGAAGTCCTGCCCCTGAGCAACTTGGTAGAATTTTTGAATGTTTTGATTGATTGCCATAAGATTATTTAATTAGATTAGCCAATTAGCTCTTCGAAGTTTGTGTCGGTTCTTGTAGCAACAAAGTTAACAAGAATAAACTCACCAGTACGAACAGCCTTAAGAAGGATTGTTACAACCAATTCATTGTTGTCAATAACTTCTCCGGTATTATTATCTGAATTACAAATCACTTTGTAATCGTAAACACCTTCTGCAGCTTTGATCCGTTCAAAGAAAGGATTAAGAGTGTTTACAACCCGACGACGTGTAAAGTCTGTATTATTTTCAAATACAAAGTATTGCATTGTCTTATATACAGCTTTCTCAGCGTATAGGAACAAGCGACGAACGTTGACTCGGTCAAATGCACTTGGTTTCTTTTGAAGAGTCTTTTGACCGAAGATTGCAATTCCCTGACCCGGGAATTGAACAATTGGGTTAAATGATGCTTTGTAGAGATCATCTCGTTGCTTCTGATTTGGTGAGAATGCAATGTCAATGACATTGTTAAGAATACCCCTGTTAAATCCAGCAGGTGCTCCCCATGGTCCAACGATTGCATCTGTTACAGCATACTTACCAGCAACAAATCCAGATGATGGAACCCATACATCTTCACTCAACACACCATCCCGAACTTTAACCCAGTTAGCATATACTGCACCATAGTTGGTGTTGTATTGGCTGTAGAGATTACGCATTGGGTAATAGATTGAAGTTGAGAATGCAGCTCCAGCCTTTTGAATAGCTTTCAAATTCTTCCCTTCAACGAAGATCCAACGAAGTGGGTCAGCAATAAAGAAACAATCACCACGACCACCTTCTTGAATTGAGTTACAAAATGCAGAGTACTTTGTCAACACACTGTCATAAGCAGTGACAATCGAAGTATCTGTTGGAGTTGATGTTCTAATAGCATCAACCTTTGTCGACAATGATGTTGGGTAATTTGTATCAACAAACATCCCAGATCCAACAATTTCATTGTAAGCATGGATCGTTCCAAGACCACCTTCAACGAAGATGTCGAGGTCGTAGATGTCTTTGTTTCTTACCTTTTCAAGACCTATATCAACTTTTGTTGCAACGTCACCAACTACCTTTGCGGTGAGCTTTTGATCTGAATAAACACCAAGTGGGAATAGACCATCACAATACCCGAGTCCAGCACGAGCTGCATTAACAATACCAGCTGTTGTTGAGAGTGTTCCAGTACCAAGAGTGGTAAAACCAATCTCAGAAGAGAGCTTCGTTGAGAGGGTTTGTGTTAGAATACGAATCTTCTTACGAGCATCAAGATTTGCAAGAGATGAACGACCACCGTTTGCACCATTTTGATTTGAGATGAATGGATTTACCAAGATTTGGTAATTTGTATCTCTTGACTCTGTTTCAAGGAACGCTGGTTCTTCAGCACCATTTTGTGTTGATACCGTTCTGTAATAATCAATTGATCCAGCGTATTTTGAATCAATAACAAACGCCAACTTACGGGGATCATCATTTCCAAACACCTTCCGAAGTTTGTAGGTATTGACAAGAAGGTGATCACTAAACTCCTGTGAGTCAATGATATAAGACGTTGTTTGTGTTTCAAGAATTCTAGATATTGAGTTAATATTAGAAGTTGAGCTTGAAGAAAGAGAGAATGTCATGACACTCTCTGGGATAACTGTGAAGTTTGAACCAACACCTGATTGTGTTACTGTATAAGCATATGTGATTTTGTTAAAATCATTTGCAAGGTTGTCTGTATCAACGTTATCACCAATGGCAATGTAATAACCATTATATTGTGGATCAACAACTGTTTGAGCCTTGTTAACAACAAGAAGAGCAGCAGATGAAAGATCACGGACTGTTGAGAATGTTGATCGTGGTGTTGCAGACCACTCAAAAAGAGATCCATTGATCAAGGCTTGGTATTCTGATTCATTGAGTGCAAACTGAGCTGGTTTACCAACAAAATATACACCACCACTGAGGTCAAAAGTAGTTGCAAATGTCCCTGTTGTATTAAATGCTGATGCTGGGAAAGCAAGAACAGTATACTGAGATCCAAATCCTATACCAGTACCAGAACCATATGGAAGTCTGTTGCAGTAGATCGTCCCGGGAGAATTAAGAGCCCCTTTAACGGTGTGGTAGAAATATCTTTCAGCGGCGTTTTTTGGTGTTCCGTAAACTGATTCAAAATCAGTAATTGATGTGATTTGAAGAACTTCATCAGTTGGACCTTCATCAGCATAACCCATTGTATAGATTTTTGTCCCAGCTGATGGAGAAACTCTTTGTGATAGGTCTGTTTCAAGTATCTCAACACCTGGAGATTCAATAGTTCTTGTAATTCTTGTAAATGCCATATACAAGATATTTAATAAAATTCGAGCAGATTTTTTCTCAGATACTCAGTTTATTGACATGTAACTGGGAATACACAAAGGTAAATGAACATTCTGCCTCTCCCCCATCCCTGTAATTCCAATTTATTTCACCAAGAGATGTTGGAAAAGCTTTTGTATAAGTAAATTCTACAACCCCATTGTCAAATTCATCCTTCACAATGATGGTCAGATCAACTTGATACTCATCAAATAAGTCTTCTGGAATTAATCCCCTTACATCAGGGATACCTTCGACCTGATCATGCATTAAGTTTAGCCATTGATATATGACCCAATAGTTATTGAACCTGTTATCAATAGTGAAATTGACCGTAACAGGTGGATACGAATTCTTTCCATGAGAAGAGTTATACAATGTTGATCCAGCATATCTAATCTCAACACCAGGTACTTCAATATTTGGTGTTACAGCTCCCCAAATTGAGAACTGCAACGTATTACTCATTATATGAAGATTATCATTGACTGTTTTTGTGTCAATCTTCTTAAGAGCACTAGGAATATTGAAAGAAAGTGTAAACTTGTCTTTCCGTTGCTTGTTGAGTAAGGATTGTTGTGCCATTGTGTATATTTAATTGTTAGAACCCAAGTGGTCTCCACCCCAATGCATGGAGTTCATCTTCATCGATATCCTGTTCATTACCAAAACCAAATATAACAGGAGCAAGTGATGTATCAATTGATTCAAGAGCTTCTGGTGTATATATTGAATGGGGATTGATATAATTGGTGAGACCCCAATCAGTTGCTGAGATTTTCATTGGTTTTCCATTATCATCACGTTCTTCGATTTCAAAATATTGACTGCATATTTCATCAAACAACGCCATTAAGCACCACATCATTGAAGTGACTCTATCATCGTGGAATCCATCTTTAGCACTCCACATACCATTTGGTTTTCTTGTAAACTCTTTTAGTTCCCTGAGGGTGTCAATATCACCAAGTTTTACACACTTAAGCTCATTCATCCAGTATCTCATGTTTTGAACAGCTTTTGGTTTGGTGTTTGAGTGTGATATCATTCCAATCTGTTGTGCTCTCTTAGCAAGGTGGCCACCCCACGATACAACGTTTTCATATCCAAGCTGTAGCTTAAATCTATCTGCAACTTGGGCACCAACACCATTTCTCTCAATAAAGCACAGGGGTCTTCCCCATTGGCTTAATATCTCAAATGATTTTGTGGTGAATTCATACACTGATATTCTATTATTGTAGTAGATAGCAACCTGTTTTATCTCCTTAAGATCTGTTATGTCAAATATCTGGATAACAGATGCATCTTTTCCTATACCTTCTGCTGTATCAATACCAGCACAATATATCCGTCCTTCTTGGCAAGGTTCATATATCTTCAGGTGTCCATCCTCAAGAGTAAACTTCGGATCAAAGCACCCTTCCTTGAGTTTATCAAACAATTCATGATCAACTGCTCCATCACCAAAGTCAAGAAATTCATTTTGGAACTCTTGTAACCACCCTTCGTATCCGACTGATTGAATAGTCTTTTGTTTAAATTCTTCATCTCTCCCGGGCGGTTCATCCCACTCAATTTTGTCAAAACCAAATCCATTCTCACCATTGATAGCCCCGGTCCATAATTTATGAAATAGATTTCCAACCCCATTTGGAGTTGATGCTATTAAGATCTTAGATTTCTTCGCTGAAGAAATTGTTGGGTATACAGATCTCCAGAAATCTTCTAATATAGAAGCGGGCTCGACAAATCCAAGTTCGTCCAAAATCAAACAACTAATTGACATCCCACGAGCTGCTGACCCCGTTGTGGTTGAAATACTAATCTCAGAACCATTTGCCAACTTCATTGATGTTGCTCCATAGGCTCCATCAATACCAGGCTTTAACCAATTTGGAAGTTCCTCATATGCTAACTTGACCCGCTTAAAAATTTCAATTGCTGTTGCTTCTTTGTTAGCAATAATAACAATACGTTTGTCTTTATTAAAGCATACATGGTGTAATGCTACTACTGTGTATAATGTGGTTTTACCGCATTGGCGAGGGGATAGTAATATAAAGAATCTATTTTCTGCAGTCTTTTTTAAAACACGTTTTTGATATCCATGAAGTGGTATTTTAATTCTCCCTTCATCTGGGTGTACAATATAGAAGTAGTTTTCAGCAAAATGCATCATATCATCTTTGCATCGAAGAAGCTCTTTTGCTCTAAACTCATCATATTCATGTTGAGCAAAAGCTGTTGGTAGATTTGGGTTACCGAGATAACTATCTCTTTTCTTACGTTCTGCCATAAATTTAGTTATTCGCAAGACTAAATATTCACGTGAATAAAAACGACTCCGTTAAACTAGGTGACATATATGGTAACATCCTCAACAGGGTAAAACGTAAACCTTTTGTGGAGTCAACTGAACAATCTCTACCTCATGAAGGAAAAGGTAAGAAAAAAACGATGCCGATTTCTAAAGCTGGGGGACCTGAAGATGTTGAAGACCTTGAAGATATTGTTGTTGATGCAACAAAGATTTCCAAGAAAGAGAACACAAACAGTGATAATCTTGGTGGTGATACGGAAAAAATTAATAAAGAAGCTATAAATAAAGTTATGAGTAAATCTATTTTTGACAAACTTTACCTTGAAATGATGGGTGGCGCAATGGGACCTGAATCTGAAGAACTTTCTGAACTTGGTATTGATACCGAAGGCGGAGAAGACGATCTTGATCTTGGCATGGGTGAAGAAGACAACGACGACGTAACAGTTACAATGCCTCGCAGTGTTGCTAAACAACTTTGTGATCTTCTTTCAGCAGTTGTTGATGATGAGCCAGCTGAAGATGAATTTGGTGGTGAAGATGAATTTGGTGGTGAAGAAGAAGGTGGTGGAGATGACTTCTCTTTTGACGAAGATGAAGAAGGTGAAGTTAAAGGCCATGCTGGTAAGGGAAAAGTTCCTTTCACCGGTAAGGGTGAAAATAAGGTCGGTGGTGACCTTGGTAAGGTAACAAGCGGGTCAGCTGATGGTAAGTACACAGTTGGAGACGGTAAACCTTCTGAACATGGTCATCCAATGAAGGGTGCAAAAGTTCCCCAGGAACTTGTTGGAAAGTCAAACAAAGTAAGTGCATCAAAGGTAAACAACCCGGGTGCAAATCTATTCGGTAATTAATCTCAAAAATAAAAATATATGACCCCTTTTGAATTAACCCTCAAAAGGGGTCTTCTTTTGTTGATATTACTGACTACAAGTCTTTCTGCTTGTAAATTACAAAAGGTATATACCACTCCCTGCGCTGTTGGAACCTGCTGGTCTGGTAAAGTATGTTCATGCACAAAGCAAAAGTCAAACAACTGTTATTGTACACCTAAAACACCATTGTATAGGTAAAATATTATAAATAGTATTGTGAATTTCAAACAATTTTATGAAACAAACGAATCTGGGTTGATGAATCCTAATGTTGTATCTTTATCACAAGGTACGAGGCGGAAAGGTGCGGCCGCACAGAGTGTTGGTCCAACAGTGGGTGCTAAATATCAAAACATGGTTCGGAAGCAAGATAAAGTAATTGGTGAAAGAGAGCACCCGGATGTTGAAGCATTTGTTAAGATGAATCTCATCAAGAAAGAAATTACAAACACTGCCCAAGATGTTATTAATCAATATGGTCTTGGTCTTATAAATCCCGGAGAAGAAAAGCACATAAATTCCAATTCACCAGTAAAGATTCGCAACGAAAATGGGAGGTTTTTTCTAATTAAATGAGCTCTGAATGCAAACAATTAGACTGCCAGGTTTTTGTTGGTATATCAGACCCAAATTGCTCTGTATACAATCGTGATAACTTTCAAGCAGAGCAAATCATATACCAATCTGCTTATAAGGACTTAATCAATCAGTTTGGTATAAACATCCGATATTTTGTTAATACATTCAATCTCACATCTGGGGATGTATTCTTTGGTGAACAACCATATAAAAAGTATGGAAACCCTGTTGAGATGCGTGTGTATGCTGAAGTATCTGATAACGCTATTAGTCTTCAACGATTTGGCTTTGTATCTGATGATGAATTTACAGGTTATATTGATATAACAACGTTTACCACGACATTCTCAACGTTGGGTTATCATACCCCAAATGGCCAACGTATTGAACCAAAGTCTGGTGATGTTATTGAACTAACAGATCTTGGTTATTGTCGCCCAGGGGCCAGAGGTCCACGCCTTTATGAGATAACCGAACGGGTTGATCAGGATTTCAACTCTATTAACCCTGCCCTGGGAACATACGTGTGGCGCATCAGAGGGAAGCGTTTTGCTTACTCATACGAACCAGGCTTATCAGCTGAAGGTGGAACTAATCCACCGGTGTATGACAATACATTCACCGGTGTGGTTTCATCAACACAGCAAGCTCCATCACCAAATAAGAATTACCCATATGACGTTAACGAAGACAGTATAGATACCGTTTATGATCAAAGGGTTAATGATACGTCAATTTATGGTGGGTATTATTAATTAGGAACAGGGGTATAATGGTGTAAATGAGGATTCTCAAATTTCCACAAAAAGAACTATCAGAATTAACAGATGCAGAAATAGATACTGTTAATAATTACAAAAATACCACTTCAGCAAAAAATGGGATGGTGTTGTCGATTTTAAAAGCATATAATAACCACAAAGTACTGTCAATATCACCAGATGATGTGATGAATAATATTTGCTGTTTGTGGGCAAAGTATGTTTTTCTAAACGCAGAAAAGTTCCGGTCACAAATTGTCACCCATAAAGGTCAAAAAACAATAACAATCTTAACACAACAAAACACCCGGTGGGATAACGAATTGCTGATTGATCACATGAGTAGATATATCTCAGAAATCAATGGTGAACAAGAATCAATTAAATGGATGGATGTAGAATTTACAACCACTAAAGAATTAGACAAAATGATTCGCCAAGTGGCTGTCCTTGCTTCTCAAAAAGCTTATTATGCATACCATTCTAGAACACTATGTTGGTTGCCTCAAATTAACATTATGGGTACAGTTGAGGACTGGGAGCTGTTGTGGGATAAGATTAAAGTTATGCCTTGCTTTGATCCTGATATGGAAGCTTGGAGAACAATTTTGAAAAGAGTTGTTTCAAAATTTATTGTTGCTTCAGAAAAAGATATTGACTTCTGGCAAGCCCCTCTCACTTACTTTCCAGGTGGTTCTGGGTCGATTAATCACTATTGTGGGTGGATAACAGTGTTTAATCCTTTCAATGAGAAGGGAATGTGGGGGAGAAAATCAGTAAGTAAATTAGGGAGATCTGAAGAAAAAACCGAATTCTATTTTGTTCCAACAGAAGAGATATTAGACCTATCTGTTAATTTCGAAATTATTTGTGAAAATGATTATGGAGATAAAATTGGGTCACTTAAAGTCGCTGCCGGAGCGACAGCAGTTCAAGCATCAAAAGAATTTGGGATCCAACCTCAAAACAAGTTACACTTTACATACCATAATGTATGATTAGATTCGAAGAAAAAGAGCACAAGTATATTTGGGAGCCGACTGGTGAACAGTATATTAGTGTCTCACAATTGCTATCAAAATACAAACACCCTTTTGATAAAGAGAAGCATGCAACAAGAATTGCTAAGAGAGATGGTGTAACTGTTGACTTTATATTAGAGCAATGGCAGAATACAGCAGACATTGCAACCACAAAAGGTAAGAAAATACATAAGCTTCTTGAGGATTACATTCGATTGAACATAAAGGACCCAGAAATGGGTTGGTTGTATGATCAGTTCGATATGAACATCTTCGATAACTATACGATTATAAATGCTGAGAAGGTTCTGTGGGATTGTAAGAACAAACTTGCAGGAACATCTGATCTTGTAGTTGATTTTGATGATACCTTCTCTATAATAGATTTTAAGACAAACAAGCAATTCAGAACATGGAACAAGTACAATGAATATCTTCTATACCCTGTTGATTATCTTCAGCATTGTGAATATAACGATTATTGCTTACAATTATCACTTTATGCGTACATGTATGAAAAGCTATCTTACAAACGCTGTAAAAATATTCAGGTATTTTACATAAATGAGGAAAAGATCTATAATTACAATATGCCGTATATGAAATTAGAAATTGTTTCTATTCTAAAACATTACAGAGAACAAGAAAAATGATTGGAAAAGACCAACTAAAAAAACTGATGGCCAGTGATTTCTGGAACTACATTGCTGAAATCAATTGGGGTGATGAGGTTAAGTCTGCGAGTCGAATTAAGCAAGCAGGTTTAAAAAATATTCCACCATATAAGGCAGATCTTTATAAAGAGCTGTGTCGCGACTATGTGAAAGAACTGTCCGACAAGGTACAACTTTTAGATATTTCACGTAACTATTCTAGATGGTGCGTTTTTGCAGCATGCCATGAGGTCGTTGGATTCGGAAAAACGGAGTATGACCGAACCCTCAAAAATCCTCAGGAAATTGAAAGAATTTTAGAAAGTATCGAATTCGCTGACAATGATAATATGTTTGTAAATTGTCTCCCAGCTGAAGACGATTACTATCACCAATTTAATGATTAAAATCGTTGTTAGTCCAACTTACTCTGCACGAAAATATTTCAATTTTGTTGACTTTCAGACGTTATCTGAAGTCATAACGATTGTCTATAACGCAAAACTTAACAAACAACAGGTTAAGAGACAAACGATTACACTCAAGCTCCATTTATCAAAAAAAATCAATTGCTACAAATGGGGTACAAATTCAATATATCTCTATGAAAGAGATTACAAAAACCCTCTAAGTTCATTCTTCGCGCGGTTCCTTCATGAGTTTCGCCATTGGTATCAATGCAAAATCATGAAAGTGTCTTTCGATGAGAATTACGATTCAACTGGGATGGCCTATTACCGGTGCCCAATTGAAAAAGACGCGCGGTATTTTGGGGATAACATCTCCGGTGCATGTTTGCAAATCTATAAGAAGATTGTTATGACTAAAAAGCTGCTGAACGACCAAAAAGATGTAGATCACGGATTCCGGTAGACCCATTCTGCTTAAATAAAAGCAATGAATAAGGTAACATTTAAGCGTGAGATTATACAAAATATTCAAGATATCAAAGATTCTCTTGTTGAAATAGAGAACATTATTGATGATATTAATGACATTGAATTGTCTGAGGCTACAATCGCATGGCTCGATAAAGTGGATAACATCATCAAGGATGGTGCTGCTCAAACACTTTTTCATATTGAAAGCATAGACTAGCAATATGAAAAAGGAACTCTCTGATATTGAAGAATGTATGAGCCTTATACATGAAGTTCTTATGTATGAGAGGTTGTCCTATCCGAGTCAACACGCACTCGAATTGTGTATTAGGAAATTAGAGAAATTGGAAAAAGATTCCAAATTGGAAAAAAGTTAAAAAGTACCAAATTCCCAAAGGAAAAACCATATAATTGAAGAAAGAAACAATACTTCAATTATAATGAAATCCAATTCAAATATTATCACCAAGCTTACAAAAGTCTCAGATATTGAGATCCCAGACCGGTTCTTCAACAGGATGAAGTCGGGGATTGAGAAAATCGACGAGCTTTTTGGTGGCGGTATCCTTCCGGGCCTTACGTTCACACTTACAGGGGTTGCTGGTGCTGGTAAATCAAGTGCCCTTCTTCAGATTCTAAACGCTCTTGCTCTCAGTGGTAAGCGTGTTGCATACCTGACCGGTGAAGAAGATCTTCGTCAAGTTGCATTTAACTGCCGTCGTTTAGGTGTTGAAGATGTACTTCTTTCCAACGAAACAGACATTGATAAAATTAAAGCAATTGCTCGTGAGTCTGATATCGTTGTCATTGACTCATTCCCATGTATTACAACTACTGTTGATCTTCCAAAAGAAAAGCGTGAGAAGTTGATCATTGATAAAATCATCAACTATTGCGATGAATTTGAATGTGCAATTGGGATGATTCTTCACTTGACTAAGTCTGGTCAATACAAGGGGTCAACCTACATTCCCCACGCTGTTGGTGCCAACTTTCAAATCGATCTCGATCCTGATCTTGAAGAATATCGAATGATTGGTTCTTCAAAGAATCGTTATGGTCCAACAAAGCAATTCTCATTTCTTTTTGGACATGGTGGTTTTGAGTTTGACCAGTTTCGTGAGATCGACCGAGCTCCAGCAAAGTCAAATGATAAAGCTCATGAAAAGCAAGTCATGGACCTTGTTACAGAGCATTTGAAGGTATCGAAATCTCAAGTGATTGAAGAGTTGAATATTACTTCTTCGAAAGCATATACAATCCTAAAGTCACTTACAGAGAGTAAAGCTCTTGAGAAGCAAGGTCGTGGTGATAACGCTATGTGGGTAATTCCAAAAGCTTCTTGAGTGGTACTATAAAGATATTGTAAAATCTCACACCAGCATAGATTAAACTACGTGTTGGTAAGCAGACGTTATCTACTTTCATTGCTTCTAAGAATATATCATCACATTCTTTTCGGGATCTTTTACCCTCTTTGAGTAAGTAGTCGTGAATAATTGCTGCTTTACCATAAGAACCAGTCGGTGGAAATAATACCCACAATGGGCGAGGAATAGATGCTAGGTCTGTGGGAAATCCAATTGGTACTACAACAACATCTTTTGATGGGTATTGACCAACATGATATTCAAAGTCTTTAAGCAACTCAAATGTATTTGCTTTGATAAACAAAAGAGATACAGGTTGCTTAAAGACTGACTTCATCTTACAGATTATACTTCTGTAGTATGTTAGGTATTTCGAGATTCTTGAATCTTTCGAAGAAATACAGACACCGGTTCAATTACGTTTAACCCTCCGGATTTTAAAGCAATGTCAAGTAACTGTACCAATGCGTTAGCTTCGTCGTTTGTTAGTTCGATTTTCATAAATTATTCAATGGGTTGTTGTTTTGCTGCAATCCAAGCCCGAAGAGGTTCAATTGCATTAAAAATTGCATTCATAGCCGTTGCTGCTTCTGGAACTTCATTAACAGCACCCCACAAATCACCAGTTTCAATTGTTTCAGCAAATTGGGCTGATCCAATGCTTTGTTCTGTTGCATTGTAAGGTAATGTTTCAATGGTTATACGACCAGTTGTTGTTGTTGGTGCATGAATAATAATATTATATAACCACAAGTGGGGAAATACTTTTTCTGATACTTGCGGTACTACTACCGGATTGGGATTTTCTAATGTCATAAACGTATTTATTTTAATCTAAAGATAATATCAAGAACACTAATATCACCAAGTCGAGAGAGGTGAGCGTTTCCAAGTGTTTGTGGCGGTACATCTATAAATGTAATCAGCATCATAACGGACTTCACCAGCGGTCCCAGTGTCGCTCGCGGATGCGGGTGCAGCCTTACTTCCTTGAATAATCTCCCCAGTTGCCCCATAGGTCATTCGAACTGTTCCATCTGTAATAAGTGACATTGGACGGGCTGTCCCTCCAACACTACCTTTCTCCGTCCCGATTTCATAAACATCACTGTAACTGTTCATTACGGTTGCCGTCGATACCGTCTGCGAAATACTAAGAGAGTATGTACTATTAATTGCGCCTAAAGTACCAGTTAATAATGAATTAACTACGGTACCCGCTGTAACACCCGTCCCAGCTATTCTTTGCCCAACTGCAAATGTTCCTACGGCAGCAACAGTCAATGTCATCGTAGTTCCGCTTATTGTTGCCGTAAAAAAAGAACCTCTCCATCTAGAAAATCCGCGCTCAAAGTTCGATATACTTGTATATGTATTATAGATGTTGGATGTTTGGGCCATTGCTCCGTTGCTAGCATTACGTTGCCCTAGAGTGTTCCATGCATCACTGGAAAGTGATAACAACGGCGGCTCTCCCAAATCAACCGCGTTTGAACTCCAACCAAAGTAGCCAGTAGGTAAATTATTAACACCACCTGCACCACGTACCCCAAATGTTGCTGTACCATCAACTCTAAATGTAAAACCGTTCCCGTTATTAGTAACGCTCCACCGTCCCACAGTTAATATACCAGCAGAATCCACAGTCATTCGATCAGTGAATGTCAATGAATTGTTGATCTCACTTTGCAATCTCCATATCGCACTAGGATTAGCAGTACCCTGGACGGGAAGGATGTTTTCTCGAAACCTAACGATTTGGCTGGCGGAGAGAGAGCTGGCGTAGCCACGTCCCTCAAGGACGATGGAGGGGCTGACTTGAGTGAGGCCGGCGGTGGCGGCAGCGGTGTTGCGAACAGTAATTCTGGCAGCAGAGTTGGTTCCGAGGTTATCGGCTATGCCGAGTGTCAGAGTGTAGCTGCGGGTCCAATTGGTGCCGTCTGAGATGAGCATATTGCCAACTACCCCTGGAGAAAAAGGAGAAAGAACACCACCAACAGATTGAATAATTCCACCACCGCTAAGACTTGTCACATTAACATCCCCAGTAGTTCCAATGGTCATGCGCGTGACACCATCCGTCACAAGAGACATCGCGCGTGCAGCACCGCCCACCGTTCCTTTTTCGGTTCCGATTTGCAGGGCGTTTGAAACCCAGCCAAACGTGCCGCGCTCATGCTCGGTGGATGAGGTGAAGGTGTTGTAGACGCGAAGGGTTTGGGGTAGAAGTCCGTTTCGTTGTGCCAGGATGTTGGCGGCGTCGCGGGTTAGGACAACGTCTGAACCAAAGCCTAAAGTGTTGCCGCTCGACACTTGCGTTGAAGCGTTTAGGAACAAATTCCAGCCATTCCCTGGAGTGATGTTTATGTGGCGAGTTGCTGAGATGGTGTTGTTTGAATCTTTGGCATCCAATGTGATGGTGTTGCTGTCGCCGATAACTGCCAAAACTCCATTTGATGCCACAGTCATGCGGTCATTAAAGGTGCCAGTGTTGTTGATTTCGCTCTGCAATTTCCATGTCGCACTAGGATTAGCAGTACCTTGAACAGGAAGCACATTGTGCCTAAATCTAACAGTCTGACTTTCTGCTGTTGCATTTGTTTTCCACCCCCGACCTTCAAGTACAAATGATGGACTAACTTGAACTGTTGCAGAAGATAATGCTGATGTTGTATTGCGAAGAGTTAAATAGGCAGTTGGTGTTGCA